TGTCGATTCTTATGTTCTTCCAATCGAATTCGAGTCCGTCCACGAATGGCTGGCGACCTTGCATAAGTGGGCGATGAAGTTTTCGCTTCCACTGCTTCGAGGCTTCGTTGAAGTATGGAACGGTGATGACAATGACGCTGCCGAGTTTATTCGGCTGACTCAGACTTGGGGCGGGGTTGGAGATGTGTCGTATCCGCTACATCCGCTCGTCTTCAATCTTCAGTACAACGTGTATTCGTCTACTCGTGCAGCACTTGAGGCGTTGTTGATGCCTGATTTCGTTATTGCAACGAATGAACCTTGGCCGCTTTCAAGTGCAATGACAGCAGGCAAGGACAAGCGGAAGTTACAAAGCAGTCTCAACACTGCTGACGTTAAGGACGACAAGGATCGCCAGCATACCGTCACACATCGCCCTGACGCACACCGGATTGTCCAAACACCGGGGCAATGGTGTGTAATTCCCGCAGGATCAGAAACTCCGTTTGTCCCAATCAAACAGACGGGGCTGATTCGAGTTGCGATGCTGATTGATCGCAGCCCGAGTGTATTCACCCCACTTGAGTTAAGTCGGTTTACTGGGGCTAGTTCACTAGGGGCAGGTATTGGTCGTCACGCCATTCAAAGTGAAGATGGCAGCGTGTCTGCAATAAGCAAGCCGCAGCCTCAAGACAATAGGCAACAAAGAGAAGACGCTGAAAACGAGTTGCGAGAATTGGCCGAAGAGCGAGCCAAGGCCAAAAGAAGTGGCGACAATGCTACCCTTGATCGAGTGAATCAACAGATTCGGGCGGTCTCGGAGACGTTTCACGTCACAAAGGATTACAAGGTCAAACCGCAACGTGCGTTTCGTGACGAGGGATGGAAGAAGGCTCAAGACACCGTTTCCAAGACGATTCGACAGTTCTGGGATGAACTTGACGACAAAGGTTGGTCGCCTCTTCGAGCAGAGCTTGAGAAGCAGATCAAGCTTCCAACTCTCTCATTTAGTCCCGAGGATGGCTTTGTGCCTTGGGAAGTGTGCCGCATTACCTAGCAGATATACGGTAAGGCACCTGCTACTTGCTCCAGTTTTCGACCTTAAAACTGGGAGCCACAAATGTCTCGCAACGCCGTCCACGTCATTGCCCGCTTTTGGGTCGTGGCATACTTCTTCGCCCTTGTCCCATTTGGCCTGCCCGCCGTTCTCGCAGGAGTCCTGACTCTGCCGTTTCTTGCAGGCGTTGCTCTCCTCGTAGCGCTCGGCTTCAACTTCGCCCAATGGCTCGGCCACCGTGCCCTCTTCGGCGGCACGAAAGAGTACGAGGAGCTTCGGACCAACGGACAAGACGCATGGTTCGACGTGTCGTGCCCGTGGCCCTTTCGCTCCGAATCCGAGCAGGATGGGCTGGCTGCTCACGACGATCCAGCGGTTCGGTGGTTCTGCAACAACTGCCGCAGTGAGACCCACGATCTCGATGCTCCATGCTGGGCCTGCGGATACGAGCAGTATGAGTGTCGTGTCTGCGGCTCCCCGGTGAAGGATGTCATTCGGCGCGTTAAAACCAGCCAGGCATCGGCGGGTTCGATCCAGCCGGTGGTGATGATTGTATGATCGCTACCAGCGTTACGATTCGCAAGATGCGTCCCTGGATTCGGGAACTAATTTGCCGTGGCGTGCGCCGCCGGACCCGGTCGGCGCATTGGCTGGTTTTGAATCTTCTGGCGCCGATTCCGTAGGCGCGTGCTTGTTGCGCAGGCGGTAACTCTGGCCAGTGATGGCGATGATCTCGGCATGGTGCAGGAAGCGGTCGAGAATCGCCGTGGCGCTGGGAACGTCGCCAATCAGCTTGCCCCAGTCTTCCAGCGGCCGGTTGCTCGTCATCATCGTCGAGCGCGTTGGCATTGCGTTGAAGTCTTGGACCTATCCGGTGTGGAAGGCGAGTGCCAACGGTGCGGGCGGGCAATCCGATACGTCCACCGGATGGGCAACGACAAAGACCCCCGCAAGCTTTCGGTGGGTGGTTGTTGTGCAAAGAAGCTTTCCCCGGACCATGACGCCGAAGGGTTTGAACGGGACTTGTCCAATCGTGCGAAACGCCGAAGCCACTTCCCCACGTTGCTTGGGTGGCGTGAATCCTTGAAGGGCAATGATTGCATCACGCTTCCCAACATCAACGCAACGGTAACGGTGTTTCGTTCCCGCTTCGGTGAAGGGTTCGGTTGGTGCATTGTGATTGATGACGAAGAAGGCGAAGACACCACCAAGTTGTTTTCGGAAGACACCTTCACCACGAAGAAGGAAGCCAAGCTATCCGCTTGGGATGCGTTGGCCGAAAGGTTTGATTGGTGACGCCCGCCCTAATGTTCGTGGCGGATAGTCACCACCCACCCCCGCCCCCCGGTGTCTAGGTTCTTTCTCCCCGATTATTCGTGAAGGGTTGGGCGGAACCAGCAAATTGGCCATGAAACAGACTCACCAAGGATGAAAAAATGAAGCCCCAAGAAATCCAAGCCCAATGGTTGAAGTGGTACGCCGCCGCGTTGGGATACTTCCAAGACTTGCACCCCGAAGGCTTACGCAAGGACCGTGGCGGAAATCTCATTCGTGAAAAAATCGACCGGGCGGAAGACGGTTGGATAAAGCCCGAACTAGGCAAGTGGTTCCAAGAAGACTTTGGAACGCCCTTCACCGAAACCCACCGCCAAGCCTTCGCCAAACAAGCCAAGGCAATGCAAGCCGCCGGACTTATCGAAGTGGAAACCACGGACCGGGGACGGCGGATTGCGTGGCTTCGGTTGACCACCAAGGGCTTGAAGCTTGCCCCGCAGGTAACGAAGAAGCCACCACGCCCGCCGCTTGGGATGGAAGACCTTGATTGGGCGGAAGCCAAGCTTCGTGAAACCATCGCCACTTGCAACGCCACTCTTGCGAAGTTGCCCGAACACTTCCAAGCCCCGGCGGGTGAAGCCCGCTTCCTTGCCGAACACAACGCAACGAAACACAAAGACCGCCGCCAACACTTGCAACGTTGCATTGAAGAAGCCCAAGCCAAGTTGCCCTTGGTGGCGGAAGGCAAGCAACGAATCATGCGCAGGGAAGACCCGTCCGCCGTGGTCAACGCCACGCTTACCAAGGTCTTCCCTTCCCCAAAGAAGTAGCGTGGACGTGGACGAAGGGCGTGAGCCCGAAGTTCACGGTCCACGCGAATAGGGGGCAAAGAATTTTTCCGGTAGGACTTGATCGGTTAGTGTGCAAACACTAGCATAGTGGTGGAACACTAATAAAAGGTGTCGGGACACTAGCGGCCAAGGGGACCACCAATGAAACGAATCGGACTATCGGCCAAGCGTTACCTTCAATACATGCGGGGCCGCATGAACCCCGCTCTTGTTCCCGATACGGAACCCAAAAGCACCGAAGCCACCGCCGGGGAATTGCGGGTCCGTGGATACGCCGCCACGGCGGACAAGTTGAAAACTCTTGTTCGTTCCGGGGTATTGGATTCGTCCACGTCCGAAGGCAAGCAAGCCGCGTGGACTCGGGAACGCATCGAAGCCGCCGCCGGGATTTTTGAAGCCCGCCAAGACTTCACCACGCAAGCCGCGTTCTATGCCGAATACGGTTTGACCATGACGGACTTCGTGGACGCATTGGAAGCCGCCTTTGCCGCCGCCATCGACGAATACGGCAACGCCGCCTTGGTGGTCCTTTCGCCTTCCGCCAACGAAGACTTCTTTTGCATGACGATTGAACCCGCCTTCCGTAACGAACCCGCCGCCATTTCCTTTGCCCTTGCCCCCAAGGTCCGCAAGGAAATTGAAAAGAAGGGCCGCAAGTAACGCCGCCCAGCACAACGGACACAAGCCATGAAAGGAAGCAACCATGACCACCGCCGCCCCAACGCTGCCCGAGGAATTGACCCTTTCCGCCCCCTTCGTCTTGGACCTTGAAGCCAAGGCAGCGGGGGACGGTAAGCCCCGGTTTTCCCTTGTGGCGAATTCGGGAACGGAACCAATGAAGGTGGCGGGCTTCTTTGACCCGGTGGTAATTGACCTTGCCGGGGCAACCTTTGATCGGCAACCAACCCCGGTCATTGCGGACCATGACACCACCAAGCGGATTGGTCACACAACGAAGCAAGCGGTAACGTCCAACGGAATCATGGCGGAAGGGGTGGTGTCTTCCACTTCTCCCGAAGCCACTTCCTTTGTGGCGGACGCCAAGGCGGGCTTCCCCTTCCAAGTATCGGTTGGGGCAGCGGTTCAAGAAGCGGTGTTCGTCCCCAAAGGACAATCCGCAACGGTCAACGGTAAGACCTTCAACGGTCCCATCATCGTTGCCAAGAAGACGTTGATTCGTGAATTGAGCGTAACGGTTTTGGGGGCGGACAAGAACACTTCCGCTTTGGTTGCCCAAGCCAATAAAAACCACTTTCAAAAAGGGAAGACTATGTCCACCACAACCACCACAAATGACCATGACACCATCCTTGCCGCCGAACGGGAACGGGTGGGATTGATTGACCAAGCCTTCACCGGGCTTGCGAGGGCCAAGCATGTTGCCGCCCAAGTTGCGGACCTTCGGGCCAAAGCCATGAAGGGCGAAGTTGACGTTGCGGACTTGCCCGAACGGATTGCGAAGCTTTCCAAGTTGGAAGGTCTTTACGCTGCCCTGCCGGGACAAACGCCGGGAACGGCAATCCATATCCGCCCCGGCAACATTCCCAACAACCAAGCGGTGTTGGAAGCCGCCGTTGCTGGTTACGCTTGCGGGTCCAACATCGACCTTGAAGCCACCTATGGCGAAGCCACCGCCGAAGCCTCAAAGCGGTTGGGTGTCACTTGCCTTATGGACGTGGCAAAGCTTGCGGTTCAAGCAACGGGGCAAGTGTTGGATTGGCGAAACAAAGACCAAGTGATTCGGGCTTCGTTTTCGACCGCCGATCTTGGCAACATCTTGTCCAACGTGGCAGGCAAAAGCTTGGAGCAAGCGTATCGGGCGTTCCCGTCCGCCGCCCGTATCGTGGCGAAGAAGCTGGACGCCGACAATTTCAAGGCCCATACGGGGCTTCGCCTCACCGGTGACGTTGCCTTCCAAAAGGTTGCGAAGGACGGGGAAATCAAGCATGGCAGTTTGTCGGATTCGGCCTATACCTACCGGGTTGAAACCTTCGCCCGCATGTTGGGCTTGGACCGTCAAACCTTGATTGATGACGACACAAGCAGTTTGGATGATTTGCCCCGCATGTTCGGACGTGGGGCAGCGTTGGCGGTTGAAGAAGTGTTTTGGACGTTGGTTCTTGCCAACACCGGAAGCTTCTTCCACGCGAACAACAAGAACCTAATTACCGGTGCAACATCGGTCTTGGGTGCAACGGGCTTGGGTCTTGGTGTCCAAAAGTTTTTGGAGCAAACGGACGCCAACGGAAAGCCAATCGGCGTGGTCCCGAAGTGGTTGGTTGTTGGTCCGCCTAACAAAGTTACCGCCGATGAATTGTTTGTGTCCCGTACCTTCAACGTGGGCGGTGGTTCCACCACGGCAAGCGACAAGGTCACCACGGCAAACGCCTTCTTCGGGCTTTATCAACCGGTGGTGTCGCCTTGGATTGCTTCCGCCGGTGGCATCGCGGGGGCTTCGGATACTTGTTGGTATCTGTTTGGCGACCCCCGGGACGTTGCCGCCTTCGGGTTGGCTTACTTGAACGGGTCCGAAGCCCCAACGATTGAACAAGTGGACCAACCCGCCAACAAGCTTGGCGTTCAATGGCGGGCATATCTCGATTTCGGTGCTTGCCAGATTGACCATAGGGGGGCGGTACGTTCCGCCGGTGCATAGTTCAACGGGTGTCGGCAACACCCGCACGCTTGGCCCACGCCCGGGAATCATGGTCCCGGGTATGGGGCAACGCCAAGTGTGGTCTTGGCCCCGTCCTTCACCAACGGGGCCGGGGACGAAGAAGCCACCGGGGGAAACTTACAACTCCGCCCCCGGTGGCTTTCTTTCATTCGCAACAAGGACGAAGCCGTGTTGTTCCAATACATACGCAAGCCACGGAAGCCCACGCCCCAAGACACCGGGGCTTACTTGCCCACGCCCGAAGAAATCGCCACCACTTGCCGGGAAATCCAAAACGGTTGGACACCCGAAACGGAAGAAGACCGCCGGACGATTGCCCACAAGCCTTGGTTCGCCCCAATGGTTGCCGTGGAAGCCTTGCCCGAAGACGTGGACGAATGAAGCTAATAAAAACCACCAAAAGGTCATGCCGGGTAATCGGCAAGGAAACGCCCAACGTATTTGTGGGCGTCTTGAACGTCCGCCACGTTCACCTTGGCGAAGTTGCCGTGGGCAGCATCGTTGCGAACGTCCCCAATAGATTGAATCCGCCGCCACGCTGGTTTGTCGTAAACGGTTGCACCATGCAAAGCATCGTTGTATTTCGCAAGGTTGCCGTTGCCGGTTACAGTCTTTCCATGTTTGGTGCAAAGCTTCTCCAAGTGGTCTTCCAAAACGCCACCAATCAAAACCATTGCGGCAACGTGATAGCCTTGGTCCAAAAGGGACTTGGCTTGTTGCAAGAAATCGTCATGGATGTTTGCCCGAAGGCGGGCTTCCAACGAAACAAGCAAGCCCCTATCCACCGCATCCCGCAAAGCCTTCAATGTTCCAAGAATCGAAGGGAGTGCGGTATTGCTATACCCCGGGACGCTAATCCTATTTGCGTTGTCCAACTTAGGCAGCAATCGGAAGTATTGGCTTTGCTCACCCGCAATTCGTTCAACGATTGCGAAAGCTTGGGCTGCCAGTGTGCGAAATTCATGCTCTGGCAAATCCGAGTAATATGCTCCCATATCCATCTTGAAGGATTGGTCCAACCGGTTGCCTTCGGCAATAAGCCCGTCCAATTCCGCCAGCAAGTCCGCTTCGATACTCATGGATTCATCCCCAAAGAATTCGTGTTATGGACAAATGGACGAAGGGCGAAGCCCGAAGTCCATTTGTCCATAACATCCCAAATAGCGGTTCAACCGCACGTCAACTTCTTGTTGATGCTTACCGCCACGTCGGCAAGCGAAACGCTTCGGAAGAACGGGTGGAAGTTTTGCGGTGCAAGGAAGCCCATGCGACCACCGCCGGTATCCCAAACCGGAACCACGGTTCCCGCGAGTCCCGCCGCCGTCGCACACGCTTGTAGGCTTGCACAAACTTCGTTTTGCTCATGGTTGGTCTTGTGGCCGAATGAAGAAGCCACGAAGACAATAATCAAATCAACGCCTTGTTCCTTAACGTGGGCAACATCGAATGTCGTGGACACCTTGGGTTCCTCCCTACGGATGACTTGGGACGCCGAAACGGATAAGATAGACGGACCGCCCAAGGTGCTGGAAACACCAGGGGCGGTCCTAACCACAACACCCCTTTGTTAAGGAAAGGGAACGTCATGGCTGCACGCCATTCTATCGCCACGCCCACGGCAAGGGCAGTTGCTTACATTCGCCGGTCCACCCACAAGCAAGAAAAATCCCTTGCGGACCAACGGCGGGAGATTGAAGCCTACGCCGATCGGGAAGGCTTCGTGATTGTCCGTTGGTTTGAAGACGACGGCATAAGTGGGGACGCCACCGACAAGCGAAACGGTTTCCAAGCCATGCACGCCAAGGCTTGCAACGGGCGGGACTTTGACGTGATTCTTTGTTGGGACCAAGACCGCTTCGGGCGGTTCAACAGCATTGAAGCGGGCTATTGGATTCACCCGCTTATGAAAGCCGGGGTCCGCCTTGTCACCGTCACCGAAGGGCCGATCAATTGGGACGATTTCAGCGGGCGTATCGTCCACGCCGTCAAGCAAGAAGGCAAACACCAATTCTTGGTGGACCTTTCCCGCAACGTCGCCCGGGGGCAGATTACCGCCGTTGCCCAAGGTTGGATTACCGGGCGTGCCGCCCCTTACGGGTTTGACCGGATGTTGGTTGACGAAGCCGGGAACCACAAGCAACGGGTTCACAATTGCGAACCGGTGGCGAAGCCCCGTTCATGGCATGTTACCTTAGTCATTGCCGACAACCCCGAAGTGGTCCGCGTTGCCAAGTGGCTGTTTGAAACCTACGTCAACGAAGACGTGGGCTTGCGTGAATTGGTCAACCGGTTGAACGGGCAAGGCATCCCCGGCCCCCGGGGCGGACCTTGGCACTTGGGGACTGTCCGGGAAATCTTGAAGAACGAAACCTACGCCGGGGACTTCATTTGGCCCAAGCGAAGCCTTGGAAAATACCACCGCATTTCCGCCGGGGAAATCAAACCCCGCAACGGGTCAACCGCCGTGAAGCATACGGACCACGCCGAACGGGTCCACCACGAAGGCATGTTCCCCGCGTTGGTTGACCGCGAAACCTTCAACCGCGTTCAAGCCAAGCTTACGGAACGGAAGAAGCGGACCACGCCCCACAAGGCGAAGAACGGGGACGATTACCTTCTTTCCGGTTTGGTCCATTGCGAACATTGCGGGGCCAAAATGTACGGGGCACGTTCCAACGCCACGAAGAACGGAAAGAAGTACAGTTACCCCCGCTACGTTTGCTCCACCTATCACACGAAGGGCCGCCACCTTTGCAACCACAATACGGTTGACCAAGGGAAGTTGCTTGCCGCCATCGTCACCAAGCTTCGCCAAACGGTGTTGGCGGGCGGTGGCGTGGAACAAGTGGCTTCCCGCGTTGCCGCCATGTTGAAGAAGCAACTTTCCGCCGCCGGTGGCGAGTCCGAAGGGTTGCGTTCCCGGTTGGCGGAATTGGACAAGCAAGTGGCCCAAGGAACCAAGCGCTTGCTTGCGGCCCCGGATGACGTGGCGGACCTTCTGGCAGCGGAACTATCCAACCTACGCCGGGAACGGGACCACTTGGCCGAACGGTTGAAGCAATCGGCCCCTGCCCCGGTGGACGTGGAAGCCCAAGCGGAAGCCTTGGCCCAACGCCTTTGGACCTTCACCGAAGAAGTGGCCAAAGCCACGCCCGCCCGGCAACGGGAGTTGCTTCGCCGGGTGGTGGGCAAGATAAGCCTACGGTTTCGCCAAACGAAGTGGGGCCGCAAGTCCGTATCCCGCTTTGACGGCGGAACGGTGGACTTGCGGCCCCATTCGGACTTGTACAGTCTTGTCAGTCGGGGCGACTGGCCGTCGTTTGAACGCGTGGTCGCGACCGTGGTGGACGCCGCGCTCTCGCCAAACGCGGAAACCATTGTAGCACACCGGGTTGTACGGTTGTCGGCGTGATCACGGGGCCTGGGGCGATTGGCGGATACGGTAGAACCCGGTTCGCGGCGCTCCCACGAATTCAATCCTGCCTTCGTCCTTCAAGGCCGTCAGATCCCGTTGCGCCGTCTTCACGGAGCACCCGAAATGCTCAGCCACATCGGGAGCTTTAAGCCGCCTCTCCTTGGCCAACTCCTGAAGAATCCAGGCGTGGCGAGCCCCGGCGGCGTCATCACGGACATCGAAGACATCACGGACATCGTCATTAGGGACATCGCTGGCTTCGTCCATGTCCGTAATGTCCGTGATCTTGGGTGGATCGACATATTGGACAGTCAGACACTCGGCGAAACGGTAGCCGGGACCGCCACTCAAGATCAGCTCCTTGTGCCCAGAGATGAGCCCCGCATGGTTTCGCAGGCCCTCCATGATGTCATCTCGTAGATCATCGATCCACCGACCCACGTCCCCCCTCGCGCCATGCTTTTTCGCCTCGGCCGCAAGGTCGTCGCCGCTGTAAGCAACGAACGAGCCGTCCTTCCGGCGGCGGCTGAGCAGTTCCAGTACGATCCGCCGGCTCGCCCGCCGTGGGCCGCTACAAACATCGACGCCGCAAATCTCAACTCGATCCAAATAGAAGACGACCTCCCCGCGGTTGAATGCCTTCGGTTCCAGATCGCCGGCCACTTCGACGGGTCGACCGCTTACGGGCTCTTCAATGCCTTCGCTCGCCTTCGCCGGGTGACTACTGCCAGCGGGTCGACGGGCGTGGCATATCGCTTCAAGGTGTCGTCGTCGCGAATCAATCTCTCGAACAAGGTTTGACGCAACGTCTAATTGCTGGCTGACCACGGACGCCGCCATCTCCGCGCGAGGATCGTCGGAGGCGCTTTGGGGAGGGCCGGAAGTGAAAACGTAACTGATTGCGCTTGTACAGTCGGAGAGCATTGCCAGCAGCTGAACGCTCCACTGCTCACGGTCAGTCCCCGGCGGCGGAACTATTGCTGAAACAAGCTGTGCTCCGACTAAACGCTCAGCTCGATGGTGCGCCGCGGAGAGTTCGGCACTACGACTCCTGGTCCATTTGACCGCATCGTCGAACGACTCAATCTCCGGGTGATTGGCCTCAAGGATGATCTGGTTCACCATGCCGGTGTAGGCAGCGAGCGATTTTATGAATTGCTCCAGCATCAGGTGGCTGTCAACGTCCTGTTGCGGCGCTGCCGGCCGCGCCGCCACGCCCGCCGTAGAGTCGGAAGCTTCAAATTGCTGCGCTATCACGTCGAGATATTCAGCGAGGCACAACGCCATGTGCTTGAGGTCCTTTCGCGCCTCATCGAGCACGAACACGCCCTCTACCTCTTCGCCGCGTGTCCGCGCGGTGTATTCGACGACTTGCCGGGAAAACTCCACGCGCGCCTCGTGAAGCCGATCAAGGCGAGCCGAGAAACTGCGGGCGAAATCCGCGCTCTTATGAAACTCCAGCAAATCGTAGGCTTCGTGGCTGCCGATCCAATCTCTAACTGCCCAAGTCTCGAAAACTCGAAACGGAGCATCCTCGGGCACCATCCGGGTTCGAACGAAGAATGGGTCTTTCGCCAGATGGCTGACCTGGTGCAAGAGGTGCTGCTTGAGATTGCCAGCCCAATTGCAGATGTCGTCGGCCAGGACTCGCAGCACGCTGCTCACGTTTCCTTCCCGTACTGCAATCGCGAGTCGCAGTCGCCGGGCTGCCTGCGTGTCGATTTCGCGTAGCGTGAACTCGCGATACTCCTTCTCTTGGCGAGCACGCTGCTCGAAAGCCCGAGCTTCATCCAGATTGTCGGCATCCCATTTGTTGGCCGGTTCAAACCGCCCACCGACATTCCTCAAGCCACATGAGTTCGTCAGACGCTTGTCCACCGTCACGTCGGGATGCTCGCCAACTTGCTGCAGCCAGTGAACCGTTACTAGCGCCCCTTCGGCCGGGATCGTCTCCGGGTTCGTGCCCATCAGCAATCGCGAGAGATCAATCTCGACCGAGTAGGAGCAACCGTGCTCCGCACGCTCATTTAGCTGACCTTCAGCGTAAGCGCAAGCATCTAGGATGCTCGCCAGCTTGTTGCCTGCCTTAAAGGTGTTGTCGGTGAAGTCGAACGCAAACCGCTTTTGGTCGACGACGCAGACGTAGAGCCGGTGCCCCTGCGGGTAGTGCAAGAAGAAACGCTGAACGTTGCTGGAGTCACTACCGGTCATTTCCCATTCCCGGCCAACTGGTAAAGACCACCCACGGCACAAACATGCTACCGCACCACTGTAGACTTTGATAGACTTCTTCTGGGCATTCACCGCGTTCCGAAACACGGCTGGCTCAGATGACCAAGTTAAGTGAGTACGTGAAAGTGGCCGAAGCAGCTTCGATTCTGGGCGTATCGCAGGGGACCGTGCGAGCCTGGGCTGAATCGGGGCAACTCCCGATGCAGCGAAATCCGGCGAACGGTTACCGGCTGTTCCTGCGATCAGACCTCGATAAGTTCCTGCGGAAAGTTGAATCCAGCCGAACCAAGCGACTGTCGCGGAAGGGTTAGCAATGGCCGAGAAAGAACTCGACCTCTCGACGCTTTCCAACCACCTGTGGGAATCCGCCAACATCTTGCGCGGCCCGGTCGACGCTGCCGATTTCAAGACTTACATCTTCCCGCTGCTATTCTTCAAACGCATTTCCGACGTGTTCGACGAGGAAATCGCCGAGGCCCTCGACGAGTCGGGTGGCGACCAGCAGTACGCCTTGTTCCCTGAGAACCACCGCTTTCAGATCCCCGACGATTGCCACTGGGCAGACGTGCGGAAGAAAACGAACAACGTCGGCCAAGGCCTACAGCGGGCCATGCGGGAGATCGAGAAAGCCAACCCTGACACGCTCTACGGGATCTTCGGCGATGCCCAATGGACGAATAAGGATCGCCTTTCGGACGCACTTCTTCGCGACCTGATCGAACACTTCTCAAAGTTGCCGCTGGGGAACAAGGCTGCCCGCGCCGACATTCTCGGCCAGTCCTACGAATACCTCATCAAGAAGTTTGCCGACGCCACCAACAAGAAGGCGGGTGAGTTCTATACGCCTCGTAGTGTCGTCAACCTCATGGTTCGCATCCTGAACCCTCGGGAAGGTGAAACCATCTACGACCCCGCCTGCGGCACCGGCGGCATGCTCATCGAAGCAATTCACCATGTCCGCGAGGCCGGCGGCAACATTCGCACGCTCTGGGGGAAGCTCTTCGGCCAGGAGAAGAACCTCACCACGTCCGCCATCGCCCGCATGAATCTGTTCTTGCACGGCGTAGAGGACTTCCAGGTGGTTCGCGGCGATACGCTTCGCCAACCCGCCTTTCACACCGGTGATAGTCTCGCCACCTTCGATTGCGTGATCGCCAATCCGCCATTCTCACTGGAAAAGTGGGGCGACGATGTGTGGAGCAGCGATCCCTACGGTCGCAACTTCGCTGGTATGCCACCTGCAAAGAGCGGCGACTACGCCTGGGTGCAGCACATGATCCTTTCGATGGCTCCCAAATCGGGTCGCATGGCCGTCGTCTTGCCCCACGGCGCACTGTTCCGCATGGCCGCCGAAGGCAAGATTCGCGAGAAACTGCTGGGCATGGATATCCTCGATGCTGTGATCGGCCTCGGGCCAAACCTGTTCTACGGCACCAGCCTGGCCGCTTGCATCTTGGTGTTCCGCCTGAAGAAACCGAAGGACCACCGCAAAAAGGTGCTGATCGTCGATGCCTCGAAGGAGTTCAAGAAGGGTCGCGCCCAGAACGAACTTCTCCCCGAGCACGTTGACCACATTTACCAGTGGTATGTCGGCCACAAGGATGTCGCAGGCATTGCCCGGCTGGTTCCGCTCGACGAAATCCAGCAGAACGATTGGAACCTGAACATTCCACGATACGTTGAGCCGGTCGTCGAAGCGGAAACGCTCACGGTGGCCGATGCCCTTGCCAACCTAAAGACCAGCCTCGATGCCGCATACGCCGCCGAGGATCGACTCAAATCACTGCTGGCGAAAGCGGGGCTAATGCAATGAGTACCCGCATCACCCAATCGCAACTCGAATCGTACTTGTGGGGCGCGGCCGTCCTGCTGCGCGGTTACATCGACGCGGGCGACTATAAGCAGTTCATCTTCCCGCTGCTGTTCTACAAGCGGCTGTGCGATGTGTTCGACGAAGAGGTGGCCGCGGCGCTGGCGGAGTCAGGCGGCGATCAGGCGTATGCCCACTTTGCCGAGAATCATCGATTTCAGATCCCCGAGGACGCCCACTGGAAAACCGTTCGTGAAGCCAGCAAGAACGTCGGCACCAAGTTGCAGAATGCATTCCGGGCAATTGAGACAGCCAACCCCGACAAGCTCTTCGGTATCTTTGGCGACGCGCAGTGGACCAACAAAGACCGTCTGCCCGACCACACCCTCAAGGAACTGATCGAGCACTTTAGCTCGCTCACTCTGTCGGTCGCCAACTGCCCCGAGGATGAACTCGGCGTCGGGTATGAGTACCTCATTAAGAAGTTCGCTGACGATTCCGGCCACACCGCCGCCGAATTCTACACGAACCGCACCGTCGTCCATCTGATGACTGAACTGCTCCAGCCGCAGCCGGGCGAATCGATCTACGATCCCACTTGCGGATCAGGCGGCATGCTCCTGTCGTCCATCGCTCACCTGCGAAAGCAAAAGAAGGAATGGCGGACGGTAAAGCTCTTCGGCCAAGAGCGAAACCTGATGACCTCGTCCATCGCCCGGATGAACTGCTTTCTGCACGGTGTCGAAGACTTCCAGATCATTCGCGGAGACACGCTGGCCGAGCCCAAGTTCGTGGCTGGCGACCGGCTGCATCAGTTCGATGTGTGCCTGGCCAATCCACCGTACTCGATCAAGCAATGGGATCGCGACGCATTTGTTTCTGATCCCTGGGGTCGCAATATTTACGGAACGCCCCCGCAAGGCCGCGCCGACTATGCCTTCTGGCAGCACATTATCCAAAGCCTGAACCCGAAGACTGGTCGCTGCGCGATCCTGTTTCCGCATGGTGTGCTGTTTCGCAACGAAGAAACCGAGATGCGGCGGAAACTGGTCGAGCACGATGTCGTTGAAACGGTGCTCGGACTGGGGCCTAACCTGTTCTACAACTCGCCGATGGAAGCGTGCGTCGTGATCTGCCGGATGAAGAAATCCCGCAAACGTAAGGGCAAGATTCAATTCATCAATGCCGTGAACGAAGTCACTCGCGAACGAGCGCAAAGCTTTCTAACCGACGCCCATATCGCTCGAATCGTCTCATCCTATGAAAGCGACGACGATCTGCCTGAGTTCTCACGGCTCGTTCCGCTCGAGGAAATTCGTAGCCAGCAGCACAACCTGAGCATCCCGCTCTACGTGCGGACGGAATCGACCACCGCTAACGGCAATGGCCAGCCGCACGGGTCGGTCAAGGAGGCCATTGGGGCATGGCAAGCCAGCTCGCGGAAGCTTCGGCAGTCGATGGACGATCTGTTCAGCACGCTCAAGGAGGCTGGCGTTGGCAAGTAAGGTGAAAACAACGACGACCGCCCCCGCGAACAACGCCAGCCTTCCTAAAGGCTGGCGGATGGTTCGGTTCGATGAACTCGCACAGATGGTCAACGAACGAGTTGATCCTTCGGCGACCGACGCCGACATCTACGTTGGACTGGAGCACCTCGATCCCGATTCGCTCAAGTTGCGTCGCTGGGGAACGCCGAGCGACGTCATCGGTGACAAGCTGCAGTTTCGGAAGGGTGACATTATCTTTGGCCGGCGGCGGGCGTATCAGAGGAAGTTGGCGGTCGCTGAGTTCGATGGCATATGTTCGGCCCATGCAATGGTCGTTCGCGCAAATGCGGAGACGGTCGACCCGGAGTTCCTGCCGTTTCTGATGCAAAGCGATCTCTTCATGCAGCGGGCCATCGACATTTCGGTCGGGTCCCTTTCGCCTACGATCAACTGGAAGACTCTCCGCATCCAAGAGTTCCCGCTGCCGCCGAAGGACGAGCAACGCCGCATCGCCGACATACTCTGGGCGGCGGAGGATGCTATCGAGTCTTGGGATGCAGCCGTAGAGTGTTTCGCGGCGCTGCTAGATGCAATCTCACTCGACGAATTCAGCTCTCATCCCTCGGATACGACTGCGATTTCACCAGTTGACCTGTGTGAGTCTGTGACAGTGGGAATTGTCGTTACGCCAGCCAAATGGTATTGCAGTGATGGAGTTCCAGCGCTCAGATCGTTGAATGTGTTTCCCGATAGATTTGTATTGGACGATCTAGTTCGACTCACACAGACTGGTCATAACGAACATCGCAAGTCGGAATTGAGCGAAGGGGATGTTGTAATCGTTCGCACAGGCCGCCCCGGCGATGCGGCAGTTGTAACTAGAGATGTACATGGATTTAATGCGATTGATCTCATTATTGCCCGTCCTCTCCCGACACTGGACCCTCATTTTCTTAGTCGGTTTCTAAACTCAGCTGCGGGACGACGGCAACTTCGCCGCGGCACTGCCGGCACTGCCCAGCAGCATTTCAACGTCGGCGAAATGAAGCATCTTCGAATTCCTGTGCGAACACTTAACGGACAGGCGGAAACTGTCGCCCGAATGCGAGCCGTCGAAACAAAATTACAGGACGCAGTTAAGAATCGAGAGTGCCTGCGCCGTATGGCCACAATTCTCAGGGACACGTTGCTCTGCAACAGATCGGGGGACCACAAGCGTGTTTACTGAAGCCAATACCATCGAGCAGATGGTCATCGACGCCTGTGTGTCGTTAGGTTGGCGCTATTCCCCCGCGCCGGCGCTTCCACGTCAAACATCGGAGGTGTTCGTCGAATCGCTGCTGCGCGCCTCGCTCATCAAGCTCAACCCCGAGATCGCCGCCCAACCTGACAGAGCCGATGAGGTGATCTACAAGCTGCGGGCGATCCTGCTGACGGTGCAGAACGATGGAGTGGTTCGTTCCAACGAAGCCCTTTCCGAGTGGCTGCAGGGGGACAAGACGATGCCGTTCGGCCCGAACGGTGAGCATACAGCAGTTCGTTTGATCGACTTCGAGAACCCTGCGAACAACGACTTGGTCGTCTGCAATCAATGGACTTACCAAGTGGGCCTGCTCTCCAAGAGGTTCGACGTGGTGTTGCTGGTCAACGGCCTGCCGATCGTGATTGGTGAGGCTAAGACGCCCGTTCGTCCTGCGGTCACTTGGGTCGATGGGGCCGCGCAAGTTCATGACGACTATGAACAAAGCGTGCCGGGGATGTTCGTGCCGAATGTTTTTAGCTTCGCCACCGAAGGAAAGGCGTTCCGCTATGGCTCGGTGCGTATGCCAATCGACATCTGGGGCCCGTGGCGCGACGCCGACAACCAGCAAGAAGGTTCGCTGTCGGACGTGCGAAAGTCGGTCGCCAGCATGTTCCGCCCGGAGGTAGTGCTCGACATCCTCCAGAATTTCACCTTGTTCGCGACAGACAAGAAGCACCGCCGGATAAAGACAATCTGCCGCTATCAGCAGTACGAGGGCACGAATCTAATCGTTCAGCGCGTGGTGCAATCGAAGATCAAGAAGGGTCTGATCTGGCATTTTCAAGGTTCTGGCAAGTCGCTGCTGATGGTCTTCACGGCGCAGAAGCTGCGGATGCATCCGGCGCTTGGGAACCCGACGGTGATGATCGTCGTGGATCGAATCGACCTCGATACGCAAATCACTGCGACATTCAGTGCCGCCGATGTGCCAAACATGGTCAAGGCCGACAGCCGCGAGGCGCTGCAAACCTTGCTGGCCCAGGACGTGCGGAAAGTGGTCATCACCACGATCCACAAGTTTGGCGAGGCCGAAGGCGTTCTGAACGACCGCAAGAACATCATCGTGCTGGTGGACGAGGCCCACCGCACCCAGGAAGGCGACCTGGGCCGCAAGATGCGCACGGCCTTGCCGAACGCGTTTCTCTTCGGCTTGACCGGAACGCCGATCAACCGCGCCGACAAAAATACTTTCTGGGCGTTCGGGGCCGATGAAGACGAGAAGGGCTACTTGAGCCGCTACACGTTTCAGGAGTCGATTCGCGACAAGGCGACATTGCCGCTGCACTTCGAGTCGCCTGAGATCAAGCTCAAGATCGACAAAGCGGCCATCGACGAAGCGTACAAACAGATCACGGATAACCTAAGCGAGCAGGACCGCGATGACCTGGCTAAGCGGGCCGCCAAGATGGCAGTGCTCGTCAAGTCGCCCGAGCGGGTACGGGGCGTTGTGCAGCACATCGTCAATCACTATCAGTCCAAGGTGGAGCCGAACGGCTTCAAGGCCCAAGTGGTGACCTTCGACCGCGAATGCTGCGTGATGTACAAAGCCGCGATGGACGAAATGACGGGCGACCCGGAGTGTAGCGCCATTGTGATGCACGTCACACAGGGAGATCCGGCCGAGTGGAAAGTACACGGCCGCGACAAGGATTCCGAGGAAAAACTGCTTGACCGGTTCCGCGATCCTGGCGACCCGCTGAAATATCTGATCGTCACCTCGAAACTGCTTACCGGGTTCGACGCCCCAATTCTGCAGGCGATGTATCTCGATAAGCCGATGAGAGATCACAACCTGTTGCAAGCCATCTGTCGCACGAACCGCCCCTACCCGAACAAGACTCACGGCTTGATCGTCGATTACATCGGCATTTTTGATGATGTGGCCCAGGCGCTCGACTTTGACGAAAAGGCGGTCCAGCAGGTCATTACGAATCTGGACGATGTGAAAAAGGAACTGCCGAAGCAGGTCGTCGCGTGCCTCGCGTTCTTTCCGGGCGTCGACCGCACCGTGGGCGGCTACGAGGGACTTATCGCGGCGCAGGACTGTCTGCCGAACAATGAAAAACGGGATGCGTTCGCAGCCGCCTACTCAGTTCTGGGGCGCATTTGGGAGGCGTTATCGCCGGACGTATGCCTATCGCCTTACGAAACCGACTATCGCTGGCTGACGCAGGTGTACGAATCGGTGAAGCCGCCCAGCGGGAACGGCAAGCTGCTATGGCATGTTCTCGGTGCCAAGACCATTGAATTGATCCATCGAAACACGCACTTGGACACCATCCGCGACGATCTTGAAACCCTGGTAATGGATGCCGAAGTATTGGAAAGCGTCCTCGGTGTGCCAGATCCCGACAAGAAGGGCAAGACGCTGGAGATCAATTTGGTCGCCCGTCTTCGCAAGCACGGCAAGGACCCGAAGTTCGTCGCCCTGGGCGAACGACTGGAGAAGATCAAAGAGAAGCACGAGCAGGGGCTTCTCGACAGCAAGGAGTTTCTGAAACAGCTTCTCGAATTGGCGCGTGACGTGGTCGAGGCCGAGAAAAAGGTCGACCCCGTTGAAGAGCAGGACAAAGCAAAGGCGGCGCTGACGGAGCTTTTCCAGCAGGTGAAGAATGCCGAGACGCCGGTGATCGTTGAACGGATCGTGGCGGACATCGACGAGATCGTGCGGATGGTACGGTTCCCTGGTTGGCAGCAAACCACCGCTGGCGAACGCGAAGTGCAGAAGGCCCTCAGGAAAACGCTGCTAAAATACCACTTGCACAAGGACCAGGAACTGTTCGACCGGGCGTATGGGTATATTCGTCAGTACTACTAATCTCGATATGCAGCTTTGAAGTTTCCACCGCGTGCCGACATCCACCCCTCAACTCCGTCGCAAGATCGCAGCGCGATATCGCCGCTGCCCAATAGATTGTCCAATCTATTTGGACACGGTCATTGAATCGCTGAGTGACTTCTTTGCCGTGTTTCACTCGTTGCTTGAGCCAGGCAAGGTGTTTTGGTTTCGAGGGCATTCAAAGCGAGAATACGAGCTCTGCCCCTCAGCATTGCGTCATGCCGATGGAAAGAAACGAGAGGCCGCTCTGGGCTTAATTGCCGACATGAAGCGGTTTCTTGAGATGAAACTTCCGCGTCCGCCAGCCGTCGACGATCACCTCGGTTGGATGCAGGTTGCCCAGCACTACGGGCTACCAACGCGCTTGCTCGATTGGACTCAGAATGCGGCAGTAGCTTTGTTCTTCGCGTGCTGCTCAAACGACGACACGGATGGTTTGGTTGTGATTCTGAATCCGATTGAATTGAATCAGCGAGTGGACCCGCGTCTGCCACGAGTGTTTAACGCGCAAAAGGATGCAGGGATTATCGCCCCTTACCTCACACTCGACGGGAACACTGTTCGACGAGGAGGGAAGCATACCATCGGGATCAACCCCACATGGAATACGGAACGGATCGCAATGCAACAAGGTGCGTTTACATTGCACGGTTCACGAACGTTTGCACTATGTCGCAAGCAGGCGAGCTCCCTTCTGTATGTGCCTATTCTGCGAGAGTTCAAGGGCGCGTTGCTTAACGAGCTGGGGCGAGTGGGAATAGGGGAAATGTTTATCTTCCCGGAGCCAGAGCATGTGTGCTCACACCTCAAGCGCACCGCACGACTGTGAAAGAAACCTATGGCCAGCCACATCCCGTTTGTTACAAGTGATGACGGTATTCAACTCGTGTCAAAGGTCTACGCTGATTCGGAGTTTGTTCGAATCGCACTCGACCGAGCTGATAAGTTCGTTCCACAGATCCCTTCCGGCGTGAAGCTTTGGTTAGACCCATGCACTGACGGCATGGATGACCTGGCCAAGCGTCAGAAGCCGGGAAAGAAGAATCCTTGGTTCGACTACCTAAATGCATTCCCGCATTTCCAGAAGATCGCTTCTGTATCGTACCACGCCAAGCCCGTTGCCGCAGAAGTAAATGCATTCGTCAAGGCGGTCCTCGACAAGTGCGCGACTTACAAGCCGTCGTTGATCACACTTCCACAGTTGCCGGTGATTGGAGATACGTCGAGAAATAAGGTCAACAAGATGCTTGCCACGGCTGCAGGCAAATGGAAGGCAACGTCCGGCTTTCATGGAAGCCTAATTCTGCCTTTAGTGTTCACGCACCAAAAACAGATCAATGGCAAGACGGCCCGCAATCCCAAAGTAGTGCAGGCAGAACGATGCTACATTGATTCTGGCGCGGATGGATTCTGGGTTGTCGATGCGGATCTGAAGGATGAAAGCGGCTCAGGTACCCTGATGAGCAAGCGCTTTCCCGGCGTGATCGGAATGCACGAAGAGCTAAATGCGAAGATCACGTCTCGATTGCGAATTGCTGGACCGTATTGGGGACTCAACCTTGTATTGTGGGCTAAAGGTCTGATTGATTACCCAGCAATTGGAATCGGTGGCGGCTATCAATACTTCCTTTCCGGCTCACTCCACGGAAGCGTTCCGTCAGCGAGACTCGCGCTACCACCCTTGCGGCGGCGGGCTGTCGCCGACCCGTCACTAGAGAAGTGGCTGGATGCGGCAATTGCACGTCTGTCGGCGTCACATCCTGCGCATTCCGACTTCGCAAGGATCAAAGCTCGCTTTTCGCTTCTCTCTGCAAACGCACGTGAACAGGTTGCACGCTTCTACAAGAGCTGGTTCGATTCGATTTCGGCAATACCGACGGCCGGACGGTCACTGGCTCTCTTTCAGGATCTTTCAGCAGCATATGCTCTCGGTAAGCCGCTGCCCGATCTCGAAGACGCTGTGCGCCGGCCGGAGGCTGTTGCCGAGCCTCTAATGCTCAGTTGTCTTTGAGCCGGGTGCGCCAGAACTTTTCGACGGCGTACAGCTGAAGTGCCTGGTCGAACATTGCGTCGCTGGCACGGGCAGCGATCAGGGGAGTGCAGGTCCGTTTGGTAACGCTTAGCAAGCCAATTCCAGCGTCGAAATAGTGTTGCCAGCGTTGAGCAGTAGCAACTATCCGGCTCGCAATGGCGGATGGAAATGCTACGTATGACTCTGCACCCAAGCCAAGATTGTTCATCGCCTGTTGCATCGCCTCTTCAATCCGCGCCAACTTCAATTCAACGGCGACGAGCCTCTCTTGCAGCGGCATCCATCCGTTGACCTTCTGGAGTCGACCACCTCTTGAGCGAACTACGAAGCGATCGGCAACAAGGCGGTGAAGCTCTCGTTCGATTGTGTCCTCCGAGAGCACCGGGGAGCAATCGTGAACTAGCTTGTCCGCAGTCGTGGACTTGCGCGTTTCGATGTCTGGAACTTGCAGTAGTAGAATTGCACGCGTGATCGAGCTCACGGGCTTGGTCTGACGCAGTTGAAGTCGATGTTCAACGCGGTCCTGATTGAAGCTCAGTGCTACGAGGTCGCACACCCCCCACGGCGTGATGAACTCCCGCTTCACGCGCAGATCGGCTGCTTTGAGCCATCGGCTCACCGCCGGAGCCATTTCTGATTCGCGAAGAAACATCCCACCACACCCGATCGCTGCTGGAAGACAACATCTCAATGGACATTATATCGGTCCTGCAGCCAGCTAGCCATCACCCATCTTAGGGTTCGCTAGCTGCCAGCTATCGAGAACTGTGAAGCTGGCCTCGGATGCCTTCGTCGCCACCCACGGCGTGCGGTGGTTTGCCCGATACCACTCGGGCGTTCGACCGTTCTCGCCGAGGTCATAGCCGATGTTTTGAATTCGGCTGAGGACCGGAAAGACCTCGCGGCGGGTGCGGCGGTAGTGCTGTTTGAACTGGCAGGTGAAGCACTTCTTGTTGCGGGTACACCAGTTGGCGATCAGCCAGACGAGTCGGCGACGATCCACAGCCCAGCCCCAGGGCGACCAGATTGGCCGCGTTTGGCAAGTGTGGCTTTGTTCTGGGCGAGGCTCCGTCTTCGGCTTGTTGTAGCCCGACGCCAGGAGGATCTGGTGCCCATCAGACGACTTCACGTCGGGGATCAGCAGGTCGCGAACTGCCCAGTCGAAATATCGCAGTGCGTCTGGGCTGGGCACCGTGTCGTCTTCCAGGTGGACGACTACATCGGGTCGAAGCTGGAACGCCCGGAATAGCGCGTCGTGCGTGTTCTTGTTCAGCCCGAGGCGATTCCGGTTGACCAGCAACCGCGACTCGCAGGCGCTCCAATTGCGGAAAGACCCGATCACCTCGTCGTGGCCGGGCTCGACGTTCGGAAGCAGAATCCAGTCGGCGATGCCGTCGCACTTGGACAGCGCATCGAGCACCTCGCTGGTGTAGGCGGGCCGGCGATAGGCGGTCATGGTGATCACGCGGAGCATAGTGGTTCATCCTTGTGAATGTAGATGGCATCCTGGTGCGTCGCATGGCGGTTGTATTCGGCCACGCGCTTGTATCCGCTCTCGATGAGGAAGGCGTCGAGTTCGCGAGGATCGCACCAGCCTTCCGCAGGCCGGTGACCCGCGCGGCGCTCTTCCAGGTTGATCCACCGCACCCGCCCTGACGCCAAGAAATGCGGCCCGCTACGAAACGCTGCGAGTTCGCTGCCTTCGATGTCGATCCACAGCAGAATGCGGTCGGGCTGGCCCATCTGCTCGTCGAAGCGGTCGAGTGTCCAGACCTTCACTTCGCACGTCTTGTTGGCATACGGCACCGGGAACAGGCTGCAACATTTGAGATCGTGAGTCGGCACATGCAGCGTCGTGGTGCCTTCGACTTCGCCGATCGCCACTTGAGCCAGCGGGCCGGGGAACTTGGCCTTCACCAGCTGAGCGTGCTGCACCGGATGCGGCTCACATCCGAAGATGCGCATCGCCGGGAACTTGGCCGCGAGCGTCTGCCATTCGGTTTTCATGCCTACGCCGATGTCGTACATGGCGTCAGGCGTGCCGCGAATGAAGCGGGAGATATAGGTCTCATTGAGCGCTTGAATGTTCATGGGATTCCTCCATCTGCGTGGGCGAAGCGGCGGCGTGCAGCGCGAGCCAATCGTGGGACCAGCGAGGCGTGATCGTGGAAGCGCGGCCAGAGGCGATGCGGCCGAGACGTTCGTATCCGTCCTTGCCGAGCGCCGAGATGTGGTGCGAATGAGCCGTGTACCAGCGATAGACGTAGCTCGGGCGTGGGTCGTGCTGGATCGGATTAGCACGGCGAAGCTTGGCGTCCTTGAACCGCCGCAGTAGCCCCTGATCCTGGCCGCTCTGAATGAAGGGATAGCCGCAGACGCGGTCGAATGCCTCGCGACGGAATGCCCATGCGCCGTGGAAGAGATACTGGTTGCCCTTCCGCTCCAAGCGATTTCGCTTATCGCTGTAGATAACGGTGGGGATCGTGTAATCGGCGTCGGCCAGCGCGGCGGCTGCGGCGCTCATGTGCCAGGGGAGATAAATGTCGTCATCGTCCCACACGCAGTAGGCATCCACGTCGGCCGACACGAGCGCCGCCGAGGCGTTCCGCTTTTCTCCAAGCGTGCGGAAGCGAAGGGGCAGCGAAACGACGCGCCAGCCCTCGCCACGCTGGTTGCCATACTGCCCGGCGTCATCGAGCACGATCAATTCGCGCTGTTCCGCCGGGTAATCTTGGCGCACGAAGCACTCGATGGCCTCGGCCAGGAGCGTCGGGCGCTTATACGTGCAGCAGATCGCGGCGATCTTCATGCGATTCTCCTTTAAGCCAGGCTTCGCAGGCCCGCATCAGGCGGCTGCGATGGGCAAGATGTGCGGACCAATTGCGGCCGTGGATGGAATGCGGCGCGGGCAACTCGGTGACGGGCAAGCGATGCACGCGGTTCAGGCGGCCGGTGTAGCGCATTGCGGTGTAGCTGAAGAGAATGTCTTCGCCGTTACCGTCGGGTCTGCCTTCGCGCTGGATCAACTCGAACTCGGGCGCAACGTCGAAGAAGTCGGCGGCGTAGCGCCGCGACGCCACGAGTGCCCGCGTTAGCACCACGGGCACGTCGCCGTTGGCCACGTTCCGCGGGTCGTAGGAACCGTCGGCCTTGGGGCGACGCCCAAAGACGCCATGCAGCACGTCGGGGTCTTGCCGCCACGCGTCGTACAGGTCTCGCAGCGACTCGGCGGGCAATTCGAGATCGTCGTCCTGGATTAGAACGCATTGGTTCCGCGCCAAGCACGCCGCAGCGAAGCGGGTATAAAGGCCCAAGTCTTGTTCGGCGTTGATCACCTTGGCCCAGTCGTGGCGGAACCGCTCGGCCGGGTTGTTGTTCCAGACGATGGCCTCGGTGACGATGCCGCCGGCGCGCCAACCATCAATGATGCGGGCGACGTTCGCCGGGCGTTTCCAATTGAGAATGACAGCGGTGATCATGCGGCGGCCCTCCGTTCAATGGCCAGTAAATCAAACAGGCGTTGCCAGCCCGCCCAGATCACGTCGGGGCTGGCGAGTTCATTGACGAGCCGCTCGCGGGCGGCGTGGACGATCCGAATCCGCAGGTCTTCGTCATAGGCGAGCATGGCGGTGTAGTGGGCTAACTCTTCGTCGCACTTGCCGAGGAACCCCGTGACGCCGTGCTGAATCATTTCGCGCCAGCCCCATTCGTTCTGGGTGACGACCGGCACCCCCATCGCCATCGCCTCCAGGCCGACGCGGGGCCAGTTCTCGCGAGCGCCGCCATTGACCGGCAACGTGCAATGCAACTGGCGGAAGAAGTCCTGCGCCGTGATCGCCATCGGCTTGAGGCAGTCGGACCACGCCGGCGCTTTGCCGAGCTTGGCGTGCGTCTTCTCATCCATGCCGAGCATCAAGGCACGCTTGGGGCGATACTGGATGCGTTCGTAAATCGGCCAGGTGTTGCTCGACCACTTATCCCCATCGGGCCGGGCGGCGCGGCCGACGACGAAGGCTTCGCCAGGAGCATGCGGTCGCGGGTAGAAGGGCCATTCGTCGGCGTCAAACGCGCCGCGGATCAAATGCCCCTGCGCCGGCTGGTAGCCGAACTCGGCCAGCTGCGGTTCGAGCTGCCCGCGCTGAAAGTCGCTCTGGAACACGAAGGCGTCGAACGGTCCGCAACTGCGATAGAAGTCCCGTTCGGCGTTGAACAGCCAGGTCATGCAGTTGACCCACACCATGCGGCAGCCCAGTTCGCGCAGCCGCTTGGCGTTGGCCAGGAAAGCACTGTTGCAGAAGCTGACGACCGTACCGCCGGCCAGTCCAGACACCTGCTCCAGCGTCTCAGCGGTCGCCGCATGGGTGACGCAGCCGAGCGCATCGAGCCGGGTCTTCCATTTCTCGTCGGCACCCCATGTCGGGATGAGGTGGACCTCGACGCCGAAGCGCCGCCAGATCTTCACCGTGTGCCAGGCCTCGGTGCAGGCCCCACCGAGATCACCCGGATAGCCCATCAAAAACACTTTCATCGAACGGTTGCTCCTTAGGACGAACTGCCGGGCGGCGGACCACTCGACGGTGCGGAACTGGGTGGACTTGAGGATGTAGGTGGCGCGCTCGACGGCGTGGAACTCGTCGGCGGGCTGGATGGCGTATGCGAATCGCTAGACGAGGACGAGCTTTCGCTGGACGAACCTTCGCCCGAAGGCGTCGGGGGCGAACTGGATGTCGGTGGTGAACTCGACGTGGGCGGGCCGCTGCTGGGAGGCGAACTACTCGTTGGCGGGTTGCTCGAGTTCGGATCGCTGCTGGAATTGTCGTCGCTCGAAGTATCACCGCTCGATAAGTCGCCGCTGGACGACGGGTCACTGGATGACGAGCTGGCCTCGCTGGAACTGCTCGACGAAGAACTGCTGCTTTCACTCGACGAGGACGAACTGCTACTACTTGAATTGCTTGGCTCGGAACTAGACGACGAAGGCGCAGAGGAACTGGAGCTTGACGATGAACCGGAGCTCGAAGAGGAGCTTGACGAAGAACTGCTGCTCGACGAGGAGGAACTCGAAGACGACGAGCTCGATGGACTGCTGCTGGACGAACTGCTACTCGAAGATGACGAGCTAGATGAGCTGCTCGCGCTGTCCGAGGAACTGCTTTCGCTCGAACTCGACGACGACGGGTCAGACGAACTGCTGCTGCCCGATGACGATGATGACGAACTGGAGCTGCTCGAACTCGATGAGCTGCTTTCGCATGGCTCGCAGCATTCCTCACGCACCCACTCGCCACGCTCCACGCGAGTGGCGTTGTGGACTTCCACGGGCCGCTTCATCAGTTTGTTCTCGGCGAGGCACTGCACCTCGAACAGTTGCAGCGTGCTGTCGCTGCTGCTGCCGCTCGATGAATCGCAGCACACCGGCACGGTGCAAGGCGAACCCGGTTCCACGCTCCGCAGTTGGCCGCAGACGAACGACCATCGCTCGGTCGGGAACGTGATCGAGTCGCCGCTACGCACTGGGCAAGGAATGAGCACTTCCAGTACCGCCGACAGGCCTTGGCCGGGCGGACATGGTCCGCTGCTCGATGGCTCGCTGCTGGATGGTTCGCTAGTAGAAGATTCACTGCTCGATGACGGTTCGCTCGACGATGGCTCGCTGGATGATGATTCACTGGAACTACTGGACGAGCTGCTTTCGCTCGACGAACTGCTGCTCGATGATTCCGACGAAGACGAACTCGACGAGCTACTCGACGACGACGAACTACTGCTGGAACTGGATGACGAGGACGAACTGGATGAATCACAGCAACCTTCACCGAGCTGAACCACTTCCCATTTCTGGCTGTCGGCCAGCCATTTGGCCCAGCCATAAGTTCCGGCTGGCACACTCTCGGACTCGGCGCAACCGCAGTCGCCGCCCGATGTGCCGCCCGCTTGGCACACCTTGGGGCAAACGACGCCCATCGAGTCGTACAGCGTGAAGGGGCAATCAGCCTCGCACCACTTGGGCGTCCCGTCGGTCTCGCTGTACGCGATCCGTATCGCTTCGGCGCTGCCGCAGCGCGCGAGCGGCGTGAGCAATTTGAAGCGGCGGAAGTCCTCGGGGAAGTTGGACAGGCGAACGACCGCCCATTGTTTCCCGAGTCCCCCTTCGCGCCAGAGGATGCGGGCGGAACCAACGGGCCGGCTCAATAGCACCGTTGGATCGTCGTGCTTCACGTCCGCGAATTCATGGCATTCGTCTTCGACTTCGATGTACGCCGGACAGGTACCGCTGACCCAGGCGCGGCCGATCTTGCCGACGCGCAGCGGGTCGAGCAGGATCATGAACCGCCCGAAGTGGTCGGGATGCTTGGGCTTCACTCCGACCAGCGCCACCTGGTTCTTGAACTCCCGCAGGTGCGATCCAGGAGTGATGATCGGCGACGAGATGCCCAGCACATGGAACCGCAGCCGTTCTTCGCCGCTGCCGTTCCGCATCTTGATGATGTCAGCCTGCCGAATCTGATCGAGCGCGTCGGCGAGCTGGTCGTGCTTCTTACCCTTCTGAGCGCGGACTGTGTCCAAGAAGGAGTTCCACACCTCCGAAGAGAACTCCAGCGGCTGGCCGGTCTGGGTTTTCTTGAAGCGGTCGCCCATTAGGTTCCGATCCCCAGGCCTGAGAAGTCGCCATACTCGTAGACCTGCTCGACATAGGCCGCGATCGGTTTCTTGATGAGCGTTTTGGCTGCGTTATCCTCTTCGTCGGCGAACCGAATCCAGAGGTAGTGCCAGCCCTCCTTGCTCGCGACCACGATGTTCCCCAGGTGGAGATCGGTGACGTTCGGACTGGCGGCGAAACGGAACGTGATCTCCCAATCCTCGAAGCCGCGCTTCGCTCCGCTTGCGCCCAGGAACAGCACCTCACCGCGGGCGAACCCTTTGAAGGGCGCGTCGTTCACCTTCCCGGTCAGAAAGAACAGCGCCGCCTTGTAAGCGCCGGTGACCAGCGCATCGTCGATCTGATGTGTTTCGGTGAAGTTGTAGATCGGGACAGTAATATCTGTCCCTTCGATCTGATCCTGGTTGACGCCGATTGCGCCCTGGAAGTCAGGTGCGATCTCGCCGGGTGCGGCGTAGCGGCCGACCGTCGTCATGCTCTGGCTAATATGCTGGTTGCCGCCGCCGGTATCGAACGTGAACTGCGACTCGTCTTCGAGCTTCACGTACTGAACGGCGCATTCCCACACACCGCCGCCCACGGTGGAGATCGTGAAACTATCGCGTTTCAGCCCGTCGTAGAACGCGGGTGCCGTGGCCGCGACCAGCCCTTTGACGAGCAGATCGTCGTCAGTGCCCTGGACGACGTAGAGCAACTCCGTGTTCGGGTCTTCGCTCTCGGTCGCTTCGCGGCTGTTGTAACGTTCGTCGATGGTGATGGGCATATTTCATCCGTGCTACGGCGCGAACACGAGCTTCCCTTGCTTGGCCTGCGCGAGCAGGTCCTTGGTGTTGACCACGATCTGCTCGGCGGCGCGGGCCGTGCGCTCGGCCAGACTGTCGGCACCGAGGCCACGGGCAGCGAGCGCGTTGAATGTTCCCTTGGCCTCCACCTTCCGTTGCTCCTCGGCCAGCACGCCGCCGCTGGTGGAAAGGCTGTCTTCGACTTGCTTGAGCCGTTCGGGATCGCTAGTTTCGGCGGCAGCCCGCTTCTTGGCTGCTTCGGCGATGGCGTCCTGCCATTCCTTGCGCGCGCCGCTGAGTTCGCCCTCCGTCTCGGCCAGATCGTCGGCAAATTGCTGTTGGCGGCGGGCATGTTCCTCGGATTGCATGTCGCCGAGCGTCGATTCGACGCCGGCGCGGTCCCGCTCGATCTGTTCGCGGCGCTCCCTGCGTTCGCGGTCGCGCTGTCCGACGGCATCGAGCATTTGCTGGTCGGCTGCGCCGGTCGCATCGCTCACCTCGCGGTTGATCTGGTTCACCTCGGCATCGACATCGACCTCGTCGCTGAACAGCGACTTGAGCCGCACCCAGGCTTTCTTGATGAAGCCGATGGTGTTGTGCCAAGTGTGTGTGAGCAGGTTGGTGAAGACACTCCAGGCGTCGGCCAGGAACCCGACCGTTTCGGTCCAGCCGATTTCGATAGCCGCCCAGCCGTTGTTGAGAATCTTGGCGACGCCGAACACCGCGTCGGTCCAGAGGGAGAGGAAGAACTCTTTGGCCCCGATCCACAGCCCGTTGAGGAAGTGGATTCCACGTTTCCACTCCATTTTCAGAGTGAGCCAGACGATCTTCGCGGCCAGCGCCAAGTCGCCCGCCGCAAGCGCATCACCGATCCCCTGCCACGCCGCCAGGGCGTCGTTCTTGAGCGTCTCGAAGCGCTCCCCCAGCCACGTCAGTGCCTTGGCCCCCAGGCCGGACGCATATAAGAGGTACGCGCCGAGTGCGACCGCGGCGACAATTACCAGCCCAATGGGCGAAAGCAGCAGGGCGATGATCTTGCCCAGGATGGCGATGGCGGTGCCCACCGCACCCACGATGGTCACCACCGCACCAATGGCTGCGCCGAACCCCGAGATAATCGTTCCCAGAACAATCAGCGCCACGCCGGCCCCAACAACGGCGGCGGCAATCTTGAAAACGGTGACGACGAGGGCTTTGTTCTGTTTGATCCATTTGACGGCCGCGACCACAAACTTCGTGGCCTTGGCGACCAGGTCGGTCAGCATCGGAGCCAGCGCCGAACCGATGGCGAAGACACCCGCCTTAACCGATTTCCACAGGTCGTCCAGCGTGTCGCCAAATAGCGTGGCCGCTTGGGCATCGTCCTTGGAGATCGTCAGCCCCAGTTCGCGAGCCCGCTGCTGCAGTTCCTCAATCCCCTTGGCCCCGCCCGCCATCAGGGGCAGCAACTGCGTACCCGACTTGCCGAACACTTTCATCGCCATCGCCGCCTTGAGTGTCGGGTCTTCGATCCGCGATAGGCGATCTGCGATCAGTTTGAATTGCTGGTCGGGCGAGAGGCCGGCAAGCTGCTCGACGGTGAGGCCGAGCATGGCGAGATTTTCCTGCGCCGACTTCGACCCCTTGGCGGCATCGAGAACCGACGCCTGCATGCGCCGCAGGCCCCCTTCGAGCGTTTCGAGATTCGCGCCCGACTGGTCCGCCGCATAGGCGAGCTCGGAGAGAGCTTCGACCGCGACGCCGGTGCGATCCGAGGCCTTGTTGACCTGATCGCCCGCTGTGGCGAAGTGCTGCACCGCTGCCAACAGGGGCGCGATAACAGCGCCGCCGGCGGCAACCAGCTGAAAGCCCATCGTCTGCACGCTCGCCCCGAAGGCTTCGAGCTTTTGCGACGCCGAGCGCAGACCCTTCACCATCCGGCTGTCCCTGGTGAACAGCTCGATGTAGGCCGCGCCGGCCCGGATGGCTTGACCTGCCGCCATGCGTCACCTCCGGTCTACAAAGATGGTTTTCAAGGTGCGAACTCCGGTCTTGGCTTTCACGGGCTTCTTCCGCTCGTCGGCCAGCGGGTTGAACTCCGCGGGCGTGAACGGCTGGGGTTTCTTTTTCGGATTGCGATGGACGTTGGCGAGCATGGCGAGCAGCGCCGACGTGTGCTGCCACCCGTCGCGCCGCCGGGCGTCGGCCATCCAGACCAATTCCCGCAGTGTCAAATGGCCGGGCTCGACGCCGACGATGCCGGCGAGTTGCCAGATGAGTCGCCAGGCGTCAGCGCCGGTAACCCGTCCCCGTTGAGGATCTGTTCCAGATGCCGGTCGAGCTTCGGATCGTCCAACCGCTTGCTGGCCGTCTCGACCGCCTTCGTCTGAAAGGCCTTCAGCTTCGCGAGCGCCTTGGCCAGCACCTGACGCTTCGCCAATGGGAAAAAATCGACGAGTTCCTCCAAGAGGCAGGTCGTGCCGTGATCGATGGCGTCGCCCGCCATTGCGCGCCCGAAGTCTTCGTCGGTGACGCTCTTGGCATCCGCTTCGGGCTTGCACAGCACGAACAGCACGTCGCAGAGCAGCACCGGATCGGAGACCAGCTGTTCGATGAGCTTCCCCTCGACCGCTTCAAGCAGGTTGATGCTGAGCAGCGATTTCACTCGCTTGATGGCATCGACGTTAATCGCGACGGTCCAGTTGCGGCCGGCGTTGTCGTTGAACGTTTTCATGCGGTGACCACTCTCCTATCAGGCCGAGGAACTGCCTTCGCCGTTGATCCACTGGGGCGCATTGGCGGCGTAGGTCGGCTTGATGGTCACGTCGACCATGATCGCCTCCTCCAGCGCCTCGTTCCGCGTGAAGTTGAAGATGTCGAAGGTGGCCCGCAGCCCTTCCGAGTCGGGATCGCCCATATCGCCATCCATCACGGCGAACTCGATGGGCGTGTTGCTGAAGAACGCCTGCTGCATCGCCGAGAACCCGGCGTCGGCCGTGTCCCACACCATCTGGAATTCGATGCTGGCGTCCTTGAGTGTGCCGACAGTTGCCCGCCAGCCGCCGTTGGCGCGCGTCGTCACGTCGGCCTCGCCCTTTTCCAGGTTGAGCGTGAGGTCTTTGACGTTGGTGACCTCGGTCCAGATGGGCGACCCGAAGCTGCCGCCATTGCGATACAGCTTCGCGTCCATGCCGAGTCGAGTGGACATCGCGGTGTTCTCCTATGCTTTCACCGACCCGGCCCACAGCTTGGGCAGGCGGTCTTGAGTCTTTTCGAGTGCCGGTCCCATGAACGGCCGCTTGGGATAGCGCTGCCGCTTGTATCTGCCGCCATGCTCATGTGCGCTCCCCGAAGCACCGACCTTGGAGTGGTCCGGCCCGATCACAACCAGGCCTTTCTGCTTCTCCACGTCGAACATGATCGCGCCGCGTAGCTGTCCCCTGCGGGTGCTGGGCGGCTGACCTTCGGGGCTCGCTTTCTTGCGCTTGCGGATGCTGCGCTTCGCGGTCAAACGAATCGCCGCGCCGGCGTGGCCGAGGCTCTTGAAATTGCCTTGTTTGGCTTTCGCCAGCACCTTTTTCGTTTCGTCTTTGGTTTTGACCTTCGTGGCGATCATCGTTACCTCGCCATGCGGAAGGTGAGAGTCAGCACGCTCGTGAATTGCCGTAGCTCGTCGAGGTGCTCCTGGGAATAGACCGGCGCGTTCTTCACATCCACGCAGCGTGCGCCAGGGAAGCTCGACAGCGGCTCGGCACGAAAGTGGTCGGCGATTTCCTCCACGAGCGTCATCAGCGCGTCGAGCGACTCCTGCCCCATGTCGGTCTTCTTCTGCACCGCCAAATCGATGTCGTAGCTGAACGAGTCCCGCTTTCGGTCGAGCGACGTGCTGGCGATCCCGCGCGGCACGACGGTGACGTGCAACGTTTCCATGTCCGGCAGTTCAAACGACGGCGCGTACAGCCGGGCCGCAGAGAGCGGTTGACTGAACGTGGCCGCATTGAGTTGGGCAACCACGGCATCGGCGATCTGAATGATCGTGGCCAACTACGCTGCCTCCGTCGCGATGAGCTTGGTGTGAATTCGCAGCGTCTGCCGATACGGATCGCTGTAGCGCCAGTGCTGTTCGCCGCCGAGTGGCAGCACCTCATAGGTGTGCTTCTGGCCGGCGGCGATCTCCTCGATCCGATCCCCTTTGGCTGGGAGCGTTTGATTGCCCGCCAGCACGACGTCCGCCGAATCGATCAAGTAATCTCGAACTTGCAGGCGGACGATCACGCCCGCGCCGTCGTCCTGCTCAAACAGGGTTCTGCCGATGGTCGCTTTGACGACCACCGAATCAACGCCGCGCCAGTAGGTCACATCGACGGTGCGGTGCTTTTTTCGCTGGTCCTCCAGCCAGGCAGAACTTTTGCTGAGCAGATCGGCCACGGCTTACACCCCGCTGCTCGAGGCGCTCTCGGTCGGCACCGCGCACGGGCACAACCGCACACGAACCGTCGCGTCGGCATCGGCCGCCGCCTTTACAACCTTGCCAAGCAGCTTGTAAGCGCCGCCGCCGTCGTCGGTCACCGCGACCTTATTCACGGAGTCCCAGTAGGCCAGCGCCCCGACGGCGAATGTCACGCCGCCGTCCGCCTCCTTGGCGAAGTCGAACACTCCAATGACGGCGAGCGCACCCAGGACGTTGGCCTTGATGTCGAGCGAAGCAACGCCGACGAGATCGCCTTGCACGATCACGTCGCCGGCGGTCACATCCGCGCTGGGGGTGTAATCGATGGTCTTGCCATCGTGAACGAACTCTGCGGTTGCCATGTGGCTTCTCCTTCGAGTGGTTTACGCCTCGCCCTTGGCCTTGATGCCGGCGAGCCATTCCGCGAAATCGACGCCGAAGTCGTGGTAGCCGCGGAACTGCACGCCCAGCGTGTTGAAGTCCGCCTCGGCCATATCGACGGTCGGCGTCTGCACACCGTCGAGGAAGCTGACGACGACCGCCGACAGCACGGTCGGCGAACGGAGCAGATACCAGGCTTTCGCGGAATTGCCCGTGAAGGTCGCATCGCTGAGCCAATCAACGACGACCGGCCGATACTTGCCGGCATGGATGTTGTCGCTCGGGACCGAGTCGTTTGACGAAGCGCCGCCGGTGTTCACGGTCGTGCTCTGGTACAGTCGCTGCGCGATGAACTGCAGCTCGGGCGGAACGAGCAAGATGGATGGGAGGCCTCCGATCCGTTTGCCGTCGGGCGACTTCAGTTTGCGAAAGGCCAGGATGCCCGCCTGCAACCCGGTGCCGTTGATGTCGAGCGCGGTGCCGGCACCCTTGATGAAGTTGCCGCGCGCTTCGGTGAAGAAGGTCGCGTTGTTGATGTACCGCGACCAAAACACGTTGTTGAAACTGCGAGCCGCGCCGGCACCGAGCCGCACCCGCAAGTCCTCGAATGCGCCCAGATCATCGTCGATGATTTTGTCCCGCGTGAGCGAGAACATTTTGGCGTAGGTCCGCGCTTGCCGGGTGTACGACTCTTCCGATAGCTTGCCGTGCTTGATCTCGCCGGTGGGGCCCAGCTCCTCGTACTCCATATCGTCGAGCATTCGGTAGCTGGTCACCGTCTTGAAGTCGCCGACCGTGCGAGTGATCGAGACATCACGCCACGATTGATCCTCCTCCATGAACCCAGCCAGCAGTTCCTTGTTGGCGACGTTCGAGAGGATGTTGGGGAGAGAGAGCGTGCTGAACGCCGCATTGATCGGCGCGAATGCCGCGCGGAACATATCCGGCAGCGTGGCCTTGGTGACGACCGAGCGGCCGACGTAACCGTTGGCCTGGGCAGCCATCAGGATCATCTCGTGGAGGCCCAGCTGGCGATAGTTTTTGTCGGCCGCCTCCAGCGTTTGTTCGGAGAACAGCTTCTCGCGACCGGGCGTGCGGAGTGTGCCGCAGAGCGCCGCTTCGATCACTTCGGCCGCGATAGGCCCGCTTGTGCCAGCGGCATGAATAGCCGGAGCGCGGGGGCGCTCCTCGCGCATGACTTCCAGTTCGGTGCGGGTCGCATCCCACCCGTCGCCGATCGCCTTGGCTTCGATGATGGGATGCCGACCTGCACAGAGCTTGCGAATGGCTCCAACCCGCGCCGTCTCGGCCGCGAGCTCGGCCCGCAGTTCCGCGACGGCGGACGTGGCAGCGCCCTTGCCTCCGGGCTTCTGCGTGCCGTCATACATCGCCTGCAGGCTGGCCGTTTGCTTGTCGTCCAGGTCGTCGGTGACGAATCCCTGCGCCTCGATCCACTGGGTGAATTCCATGTCCGTCTTCTCCTTCGAAGTTGCGGCCTTCGCCGCGATGTTGACGCTGGTGTCTCCGTCGGCACCGTTGGCGACGATGGCGACATGCTTCAGCCGCGAACGACGCACGAGCAGAAAGCTCGACGACTCGGCGCGGATCGTGCGGCCGTTGACGACCACCTGCTTCCCCTTGGCGATCCGCTCGGTTTCCAGGGGCTCCGCGCCGACGCTGGCTTGTAGCGGCACGCCTTCGCGATGCAGATCAATCACGCGCAGCGCCCGCTCGCTGGTGCGCGAGAGGGTTCCTTCGACGGACAGACGCCCGTCGCGCCGCGCGGGAGCACCGCTCCCCAGGACCGCTTCGATGCGGTTCTCGTGATCGGCTAGAAGCGGAATACGGTCGGGCGATTCGATCCCTTCCACGTCGAGGACGACGGGGCCGAAACCGGCAACGGTCATCAGACCGCCGCTGTACGCATCGACTCGCACCAGCGCCGGTTTGTCGTCGCTGGCTGCAGCCTCGATGGTCAGATCGACCGGGCTGACGAATCGCATTTCACGCTGGTCATGCGGCATCGGCGGGCTCCATTTCTTCGTCGGCGGGTTCTTCCGCGGGCGAGGTTGTGGGCTGCGCCGCCGCTGGCGCGAGGCCAAGTTCGCCTAGCAGCGCGATTTCCTTGGCACGCTGGCGAATCTGCGATTCCCAGTCCTGGCCGCGCCGCGCGTATTCGTCGGCGAGCGTGGTCGTATGATTGGCAAGGCGCGTCGCCTGCGCCGTCGCTTCCTTGGCGGGATCAACGTGCTCGTGCCCGTCCCAAAACCACTGGTGCGGCCATTCGGCGATAGGCGGCAGGCCCGAAGGAAAGAGGCCTGGAATGAGAACCGCCTCGTCCAGCCAGGCGGCGAGAATGCGATCCAGCACTACGCATTCGAGGTGCGATTGCTCGACGCGGATCGCTTTGAAATACGTCTGGTGGTCGAGGCGACCGGAGGCGTAGTTGTATCCGCTGCTATTACAGGCCGCGATGTTATACGGCATGTTGAGGCAGCGGCTGATTTCGTTCAGAAGTTCGCGTTTGAATTCGCCATAGGTGGTCGCGGGCTGCTCCGCTTCCATCTGGCTCATCTTCCAGCCGCCCGGCATCGTCAGGAGGGCACGCTTCTCGAGTTCGATCGGCTCGAACGGTTCGGCAGCGTCCGCTTCGCCGTTGGCAGGCGCGTCGGTGTAGAGGATGCCCGCGAAGTCGGCGGCTGTTTCCGCCGCTGCGAGTACCGCGAGCGTGAAGCGCCGCAGCTGCGCGAACAGCGGTAGCGCCGGCATGAAGTCGGGGATGCCGCGGGCCTGGCCCGGCCGGTCGGCGCGGAACCAGTGGATCATCGATTCGACCGGAACCTTGTCGTAGGTCCGCGCTGCCAGCGATGTCATGTCGCCGGGATGCTCTCGCAGGACGTGATACTCGGTCGGGTTGCCGGCAGCGTCGAATACGATGCCGTCGATGGAGTTCGGATCGGCGCGAAACAGATCGGGTGTGCATACTTGGTCCGCCTCAACGAGCCGCACATCGAGTTGAATGGCAGTCGGCAAGGCGGGGTTACTCGTCAGAATGCCGAACGCCTCGCCATCGGAAGCGCGGGCCATTCGCATGGTGCGGAGCTTCTCGGCCAGCCCAACCGCCTTCGACCACCGCATAAAGGCCTGCTCGATGCGGCTGTTGGCGTCGGAGTCGGTGGTGAGAAGTTGCAGCCGCGGGCCGGTGCCCACCACATCGTTGGCGAGCGTGAGTGCAATCCCGCGGGCGTAGCTGTTGTTGGCGACTTCATAGCGGGCCCGGTTCCGCAGCACGCGGCGCACGTCGGGACTGTTGGCAGCGTTGGCCGAGAGGCCGTCGGCATTCGACCAGTGGCGGCGGTTGTCGGGATTCGTCGCCGCTGCGTCGTACTTGGCGCGCACGATCCGCACCGCCCGGCTGGTGGTCGGGGTTGTCGGCTTCGACGAAAAGAGGTTGGTGAGCCAGCCCAGCACTACTCTGCCCCCGGTGGAACAAACTTGTTGAGCACCAGGCCGCGCCGCTTCGACTTGGCGGCTTCCTTCGACGCGATATACTTATCCGCCGCGATCTGATCAGGGAGCTTGTGCTGCTCCATCGAGCCCGAGTCGCCGGCGGCTTTCGCCGGGCCTTGGGCGTTTTCGCGGATTGCGTCTTCGAGTTCGTCGGCCATCGCGGTTGCTTCCTAGGAAGACAACCAACCGGGCGAGCGCACGAAAAAAGGCCACGCGGGGATGCGGCCCCGCATGGCCTTGTTGTGCGCTGGTTTCACCTTCGATGATCAGTCGTCGGCGTCGCCCGATTTGGTTGTATACTTAAAGCTTATAACCAACCTACCGATGGTGAACACCGCTTAAAGAGCGGAAAGCAGAAATCGTTACACATCTAGACCTGTTGGCTGACAAGTCATCGCAACAAGTTCCCAGATGAGACTTGAAGGTCATGAATATAACTGCCGAGAGCCCGCATTACGTTATCCTCTTCAGCGTCTAAACCCATTCCAAAAATTGCGCGAAGTGCCGTATCGCAATCGACAGCGGGAACTATCTTTCTCTTTGTATAGTCGAAGCCTCGAACTGTGATAATCTGCTTCACTACTTGTTCTAGGCACAGCAGGCGGTGCTCTAGGGACTGAGCAATAGGTTTGCACGCTTCGGAACTCGCGAGGCATCGAATAGAACGCTTGTCCCCAGTCACGACAATCACACTAGACAATTCAGAGGCAGTCGCGAACAACTGAGCCTCGCCAGCATCGATTGCGGAAAGATCCTCAAACATCAGAAGCAACTCATTTCGAGCCGCCGGGATTTCTCCCACGTTTTGCTGGAATTCCAGAATTCGATGAAATGTCTGTTTGCCGATCTCCTGCTCTATTCGAGCGCGTCGCTTTTCATTTGTGATTCCGAAGCGATGCTTGAACGAACTCAAAATCTGGACAGATGCCCGCGTCGAATCTAAGGACGCGAGAGCATCATCCAGGAGATCGCAGGATGCCAATTTAGAGATGGCGTCATTGTCCAGAAAGAGTGGCGTCATGTCCGATGTTTCGGCGAACTGACACGCATGAGAAATTCCGAACTGTCCTCTGGTATCCCGCTCCAGTCCAAATTCCCAGCCATCTTTTCGTGGATTAACTTTGTCGCATCCGGGTGAGGGCAGATCAACTTTAACGCAGCATTTCCCAGTGCATGAAAAGATGGGCCCCTAAAATTTGAATAGTTTAGCACTATATGGCCAGGATCGATTTGGTGAATTCGGCCATGCGCCTTTGCTGCGTCTGCCAGTTCTTTGGCGTTCGGCCAACGTCCTGGCGAACTAAAACGGCAGTTCGAATCGCCAGTAAGTATCTCGGTCGCTGTAGCATTAGCTTCCGTCTCTTGGACATCTGTGCTGTCCTTAGCGATATGCTCATCAACCAAGACTCCATTCTGCGACACATGTCCTCGCACGATATGGCCTAACTCGTGCGCAAGAATAAAAAGCAACCATGCCTCTTGCTTTGCATTCTTGCACAAAATGATCACAGGTCGGCCGTCGACCAATGCTGCCATACCGTCCATCTTCTTCGTAGCTCTAGGAAAACTGGCTACGTGAAGGACAGGAATTCCACGGCTCCAACACCAATCGAGAAGGCTTTCGAGGCTCACCCATGGAGCGCCTGCGCGTAGGATATCTTCGCGGATTTCGGACCCGTCAGCAGGTATCGTTCCCTTCCAAGGCGTCTGAATAGACGCCGCCGCGATTTGGGCGGCACGCGTGCAAATGGAGCGTGCAATGGCAAGATCGTCTGCTGAAACGCCTTGAGTCTTCTTGAAATTGCATGGACCAAAGTCACGCAACTCAAGGGGTGCGGATTCGTCCTGCAGGCTCGTAAGGCTTAGACCAAGATGTCTAGCTAGAAGGAGAAGGCCTTCTTGGTAGCCTGATTGTGTTTGAGCGACGCTATCTTCCCACCAACTTGGCAACACCGTATTTTGGACAAACGGAGTGTCAAAGCCGACGGCGCGCAGTCGCTGATAGAGCCCTTTCATCGGATTTTGCGCCGCGGTTGTCATAAGTCGTTTCCCCCTTTGCTCCAACCTTCGCAATCGCAACTTTTGATCAGCGAATATTTACCTCCACGTCCTTGAAAAGGACGACGTGTTAAACCACGTAATTCTAACGCCGAATTGAACTTGCGTCAATTGCCGGTTCCGATCACGCGTTCCCAGGTCGTGATTCGTTGCCCGCAGTGTCGGCACTCTCTACGACGAACAACCTTTCCACCCCAGGCCGAGCGAGTGTAGACAACCCAGAAATGTCTGCAGCCACAGTTGTGGCATTGAAGGCCGCGGTCGCCATCACGGGGCATCTTCTGATCGTGCTTCACAAATGCTTCCTCCGTTGAAGTTCGGCAAAACTAATCCGCTCACGCTTGACCGGTTGAACGGCTCCGCCGGCCCCCGCCAACACTGCCCCCTGAATCGACGCCGCTGCAGCACATCCAACGAGGCCGTCAAACCAGTGGTTGTCGCCTCTCTCTGGTCGCATCTTCCATTCGTCAACGGTCCGCCCGCGGCCTTCGGTTTTCACGCGGTACTCGGACGTTAGATGCTCGACGAAGAGACGGTGCTGTTCCGGGCCATCGCCGAAGATGGAGAGACAGCCACGGTCGCCCATCGGCACCACAAGCCGAGCGTGGACGAACGTCTTCCAGAAGTTGGTGTCGTACACGACGTGGCGTACCGCGCGCTTGCCGGCGACGTTCGGCATCCGCCAGTTGTGGCCGACGCGATCACCTGGTCGGCGCTTGTACTCAGAAAACGGCTGGCTCGACGCGCCGACGAACCGTCCGTGGCTGGGCATGACGACTCCCGCGTGCGCCGACTGCCGGCAGAATTGGTAGACCACATCCGTACTCGATCCCCAGTTGGCGTCGATCAGACAGCGTTCAACCCGCAGCATCGCCCCGTCGTCGCGTCGCCATTCGCGTCCAAGATAGGAAGTGGTGAGCTGCTCGAGGCCAGCGTAGATGGCCCCTTCGATGCCGCTGGCCTTGGTCGCTAGCGGCAACGTGAGCCGTGCATCGCGGAGTGTGAAATACGGTCGCTGCTGGTCGGGGAATGTACCGTAGTCGATGACGTATCCGGTGAAGTCGTCCTCCCATGCGGCGACCACGAAGAACAGCAGGTTCGCCTGCACGTCGATAAACATGGTGACGTGGTTGCAGCCGACTGGCACGGCGCGGCGCTGCATTCGATTGGTCTTGCTGGCAATCTGGTCAGCTGAGAGTTCTTCAGACTCGGACGTTTCCGCAGGAAGCGGTTCGTTCTGGTACTCCGCGAAGAATGCTGCTTCGTCCTGAAGGCGAAGGTTCATCGCATGCTGGATCGCAGATAGCTCGTCGTGGTTGAATCGCTCGGGCCAAGCGATCTCTGCGCCGGCGTCCATCGCCTCGCGATCGGCAGCATAGAACTCGGTTGCCAGACGAATGTCGCCGTGGGCGCGGAGACTTTCGCCACGCAATTCACCGTACCGCTGCCACTTCTTCTCTTCGACTGGGAACGAGTAAACCATCTTCGTCCGCTCGCCGTTCCACTCCGGGTGCTTGTCACGCGAGAGGATGTTGTCCGCCATGTCGCCAGGACGAATCACCGTGCAAGGCATGATCCCGCTGATCTTCTTGCCTGGTCCAGCCAAACCGAGAATGGCACCAGCCAAGATTCCCTCGCGCGTCGCGCACTGCGAAAGCGAACGAGCGGATTCGTCGGTCTGCGGATCGTCCCCTCCCACGACCTGTGTGGAAGCGAAAGCTGATTGCAAATCGGCGTACAGAATAATCGTGCCAGTGTTGGCGTCGGGTTCGATCTCGATGCGCTGCACGAAAGCTTCCACCAATTGCCGATCGGCCAGGGTGATTTCGGCCTTCGCAGCAATCGCATCCAGTCTCGCCAGTTGCTCACTGGCCCAATCGCGTAATTGCTGTTGAGTGAGCGCCGGTCGCGTCGTCGCGTCGCTGGCCTTCTGCTGGCTCATCAGCGCGTCGCGCTTCCGCTTCAGTTCCGTCAGCACGGTGTGAATGTCATCCAGGCCGTCGAAGGTCGGGTCGGCGAGCAAGGCAACGGTCGTCTTGATGCGGCGGTTGATCTGGTCGAGCTCGCGCCGTTGCTCCGAAGCGTTGGTGGCCGCAATCGGCTTCGAGACGGATTTCACAAAGGCGTCGATGGCCTGCTTCCGCGTCTTGGCGTCGCCCTGCAACACCTGGCCGATGACCTTCAGCACGAACTCATCGAGCGCCGGCCCCGGAATACGAACCAGGCCGCAAACATTCTTCCCGTAGCGATGGTAGCCGGAGCAGGTGTAATGCCGGTAAGGACCGCCAAGTCCCGGCTTCCGCCGGTGGTCGCGGACGGTCGTGAAGCTCATACCGCAGCGTTTGCAAACGAGCAGCGTCGAAACCAGCGTGCGCCGCACCGAGCGGGCTTTGCCGCCGGCGTCCCTGCGTTTCAGGATGCCCGCCTGAACGGCGTCGAACGTCTCCTTGGAAACCAAAGGTTCGTGAACGTTGGGGACGATGATCCAGTCCGACTCCTGGTTCTTAAAGTTACCGCGTTTGCCCTTCTTGGCCTTCAGCTTGCCGTTGGCGTCCATGCTGAACAGCGAGCCGCTTGTCCGCTTGTTGTAGGCCAGCGCTCCGTAGTACACCGGCGACCGCAGCATCTGCGCGATGTTGGACGTGTTCCATTTGAATCCGAACATCGTCGGCACGCCTTCTTCGTTGAAGCGCTCCGCGATGTACTTGAACCCGTAGCCCTTCGCGCTGAGGTCGAACATGCGCTGAATCGCTTGGACGTGCTCCGGCGTGCTGGGCGTATAGCGCACGATGTCTCCCTTCGCCTTGGCCACGTAAACGTCGCCGGCAATGGTGCGGACCAGCTTGCCCTCGGCGTCGAATTCGAGTTTGCTGCCATCGGCCATCCAACGCAGCGTGCGGACGACTTTGCCATCCGGCGTGACGTGCTGCTTGTCGTAGCCGTAAGGCGGTTGCCCGCCCGGCGCGCTCTTGCGTTCGCGGATGTTGCTGATTTGACCGCGAATGGAATCCCGCGCGAGCTTCACCGAGTACTGCCGCGCTTGCCAGGACTTCACGCCCTGAATGAGTTCGCCTTCGTCGCCCTCGGGAATGCCGTCAGCGGTGAAAACTACATCGACGCCGGCGAGCCGCAAGCGATGCAGGTAATACCCGGTCTCATTCGTTCCGCCGCGCGAGAAGCGTGAAATGTCATAGCAGAGAATGGTGTCGAAGTCGCGACCGTTCTCGGCGGCAGCGATGATCTGTTCGAACGCATTGCGGCCCTTCGCGCTGGTGCCGGAGATTGCGTCATCGATGAACCACCGCACGATGCGGTAGCCATGCTCCTTGGCCCATTTCTCGACGTAGGCCTGCTGGTCGGGGATCGAGCGCTCCTGCATGTCGGTGCTGCGGCGGGCGTAGCCGACCGCAGGGATGCCACTAGAATTACGAGTAGCCATTGCTTCCCTTTCCAATACAAAGGGTGGTCTTGGTCAGAGCCGCTTCGGCGTTGCGCGTCCGAGCGGCTCGTTTCGTTCACGAACCACCACAGTTACCAGGACATCGCCGCAGTCATCCAGCCGGTACCAGCGCGCGCGGGTGGCCTGCGTTCGCGTCGCCGGGCCGGTCGGACGAGCGGTCCAACCGTAAGAAAAGGCCGCGTCGTGCGGCCTCGTGGGCGACGTGGTGGCGAACCGGGGCATCAGATGCCGGCCGTGGTGGCCACTGCGAACTCCCCGTCGCGCGGGCGGCGCTTGGCCGCACCACGCCAGCCTTTGATCGCGCGGAACAACCGGCACTTGGCGGCGATCTCCCGTTTGGTCGGCAGGTATTCGAGCGTTCCGTTCGTCGCCCGCGTCCATCGCCCGCGATCTACCCACCGGCCTTCGATCTGCCACTGGCGGACTTGGCCTGTCAACATCTTCTGCTCGTCCATCGTTCTGGCTCCCAATTATGTGGTTTCGGCGGGCGGCCATTCCGCCCGCGGGAGTCACACAGGAGCCAGCAGTTCCGAAACATTGCAAGTCAATCGCTGCCAAATTGCTGAAGATTTTCATCTAGGCTTCATCCTCGTCGACAAGTTCCGCCAGGGCGTCGTTCCACGGCAATCGGCCATCGCGGATCGCGGCCTCGATCCGTTTGAAGAACCGCCATTCCCACAGCGGGACGATGGCGACGTCCTCGCGCTTGTACCGCCGCACGATGATCGGCTCGTCCGTATTCGCCACGTGCTGGCAGGCGATGCCCAGCCCGTCACGAAGGTGCGTAATGCTCATCTGGTGTTCGGTGGCCATAAAAATTCGGACATGTACAAGAATAAAACACTGTCCTGATTTGCGACTGTTCCCGCACGCCTCGGGAAGACGGCCTCGGCGGGGAAGTACCTACGCGACTGTCCGGTTCGAATAGTGACCACCTGGCCCGACCATACGCCACACGGGCCAACGTGGCGCGACGGGTGGCCTCGGTCGTACCCATCAACCTCGCGTGCTTGCGCTTCGCGCGCTACGCATACAACCCGGCCCCGGGCGTGCGTTCGCGCACGCACCGGGGGGGTACGGGGGGGCGCGCGTACAGAACACACAAAGCGCATCACCTCTCCTCCGGTTGCGGTTCGGTGGCGAACTGCACTGGATGGGTAGCACCGAATTTCCAGCGGTGAATCAACCCCTGCGACTCGGCCTGCTTGAGCAGCTTGGTCGCCTTGCGTTCCGACAAGCCGGCATCCATCGCCGCCTGCGTGAGGGCCAGGATCGTGGCCGGCGTCGAGCCGACGAACGACTCGGCGAACCGCTCGACGTCCCACTCAGGCTTGGCCGGCGCGTCGGGGGCGACGGGTTTGGGTTCCTTGCGCCGTCGCGGGCGCTCAGGCCGCAGGTCGGCCGGGTCGAGCGAGTCGTCGGGGGTCCAGACGGGAAACGTCCACCGCAAGCAGCGCGGCGACAACGGGGGCCAGGACCGAACGGCAGCATCGAGCACGACCACGTCGTCCTGCTCATGCGGCCGCAGGATCAGGTGGGTATCGGTGGCCCGCGACTGCGAGCCCGCGCCGGCCCCGACGTCGGTCACGCTCTTGCCCGACTGGTTCCCCTTGCTGCTGTGATGCACCAGCGCGAAGGCGCACCCCAAGCGGGCCGCGAACGAGTCCAGCACGTTGTAGACCTGGGCCATCGTCCCGTTGTCGTTCTCGTCGGTGTCGCGCGGCATGAATCTGTAAAATGCATCGAGCACCACGAGCTTGAACCGGCCCGGCGGCAACTGCTGGAAGTATTCCCCCAGGCCGAAGATGTCCTTGAGCCGGCCCCGCATGTTGGCGACGAACACGCGGTCGGCGACTTCCTCGAGCACAACGTCGCGGGCCTGCATCACCTTGGGGATGCGATGGGCGCTCGTCTCGCGGTGCAATTCGTTGTCGACGATCAGCACGTCCCCCCGCTCACACGCGAACGTATCAAGCCAGGAGCGTCCGGTGGCGACCGCCAGGGCCAGATCGGTCACGAGCCAACTCTTGCCGACTTTGCTGGTTGCGATCACGTTCATGGTTTCCCCTTCCCGCAGTAGGCCGTGAATCACCGGCCGGCGCAGGTCGGGGTTCTCGTTGATCAGTTGGCGAAGGCTCTTGACCGCCAGGGAAAGGGGCAGGTTGTTGGCCTTCGCCTCTTCCTTGGCGACTTGTTCGAGGCGGTCGAGCAAGGCGCGGCGCTCGGGGTCGATGCACTCCTCCGGCGCGGGCGGGCCCTTGATCGTGGCCGGGTTGATTTCCGCGCCGGCCCACCGCCGCACCCGCTCGGCCCAAGGTTGCATCACCAGCAGGCGAATTGCCTCATCGAGAACTCCCCGGTCCTCGAACTTCTCCCAGCACTGGGCGGCAAGCTCGAAGGCCTGGACGCGGCCCCGATGGCGGGCGGCCTCAACGTCGTGCCCCGCGCGGTAGAGCACCTGCTCGGAATCGAATTCGGGATTCCCGTACAGCGCGGCGCTGGGAACCAGCACCTCGGCGCGCTCGCGGGCGTTGCGGCGATCCTGCCAGGCGGCTTCAATCAATTCGCAGTCGGGGATGTCCCACTCCGCGACGACGTTCGCCGCCTCTACGAAGGCGGATCGATAGGCCCGCTCCGCTTCCATCAACAGAGGCGTGGAGGAAAAATCGGGACCGTCGTTGTAGAACCGCACCGTGTCAGCCGGCAGCGTCAGCGTTGGCATGCTCGCCCTCCATCCGCTTTGCTTCCCACTGGGCGAGCAGCCAAGCGGCGAGCGCCTCGACGCGCCGTTGGCGATAATCCTCATTCTCTTGGGGCGCGCAAAACGCCACGCGCACGTCGTAGTTGCCGACGCGCTCCGTCGTTTCGGGCATGACCGTTCCTCCTTTGCCGAGTGCTGCGGGAAGCAGCGAGAGGGGCGCGGCGGCCCGCAGGGGTCTGCCTGCGGACCGCGGTCGCCAAGCGGCGAGGTCGGTCGGTGGATCGGTAGGTTGGTTCGGTGGGGGGCGGTTGGATGACTACGGGTATCCCGAAGTGAGAAGCGATCAGGCTTCCCCCTTGGCCTTGTAGGCGGCACGGTGATCGGCCAGGGCCGCACCGAAATCGTGATACACCCGCCACGATGCGGCCAGCGTGTTGGGGTCGGCATCGAACCCGAAGAACTCGACGGTGGGGGACTGCTTCCCTTGGAGGAACGCAACCACCAGCGCGGCGTCCGCCGGGCCGGCGAACAGATACCACGCCTTGCCGCTCGTGCCGTCGAACCGCTCGTCGTTCGACAGACGCGGCTCGACCTCTAGCGACACCGAATTCTTCAGCGCGTTGCCGGTCGGCAGGTCGTTGTTGGCCCGCTGGATGAAGTCGCTGAGCAGCAACTCCTTGGCGGTCTGTTGCAACTCCGGCGGCACCAGGAGCGTGCGCGGCCGGATGTCGAGGTCGCGGTTCTCGTCGTCCCGTTGCGCCAGCATCTTGGCGATGCCGGCGGCGAGCGAAGTCGAACCGAGCACCGTCCCCGCGCCGGCGTCGTAGTTGCCGTGGCCGGTGCTGAAGAAGTTGCCGGTGTTCGCCAGCAGCACCTTGTAGACTAGGTCGGAGAGCGAACGCATCGCGGCCCGCCCCAGCGAGCGGGCCGTGTCGTCGAACAGGCTGAGGTCGTCGTTGATGATGTCCCGCCGGTCGATGCTGAGCATCTTGGCGAAGGTGTCGATGGAGAAACCGTACATCGCCTCCTTCACCGAGCCGTGCTTGATCTCGCCGCCGGGCGGAAGCTGCGTCAACTCCCCGGTATCGCTGATGCGGATGCCGGTGTGTTGCTTGAAATCGACGGCCGACTTCACCGAGGCGAAGGCCCGCCAGGTGGCCGGCGACTCGGTGTAGGACTCGAACAGCAGCTTGTTGGCCGCGTCCCCCAGGGCGGTCGGCAACGAGTAGGTGGAGAGCGCCGCCTTGATCAGCCCGTCGCGGCCGTGCGGGGCGTCGCGGCCGTCGATTACGAGCGCCGCACGGCACAGATCGACCAGGTTCGTCGCCCGCAGGTCGCGGGCCCGCTGCGCGGCTTCCGGCCCCAGGTGCTTCTCGGCCAGGTGCTCGCTGTTCATGTGGGCCAGGATCGCCGCCTCGAGCACCAAGCGCGAGGCGGGCTCCTCGCGGGGGTGCGTCGAGAGCGGGATCGGCCGCCGCGCCCGCAGCACTTCCAGTTCCGTCCGCTGAGCGTCCCAGCCCTCGGCGATGGCCTTGGCTTCGATGTTGCCGAACCGCCCGCCGCAGGCCTTGCGGATGGCGTGGATGCGAGTCGTTTCCGCCAGGGCGTCGGCCCGAATCTGCTCGGCGGTGAGCGTTTCCGTTTGAGACATGTTTTGCTCCTTCCCGTTGGCCGCAATCGAGACCGACGTACCGGCGTCGGCCCCGATGGCGACGATGCTGACCTCCCGCAGCACGCCCGCACGCACGAGCGTGAACCCGCTGGCCGGCGCTTTGAGGGCGCGGCCGTTGACCTCCACCGTCTCGCCGCCCCGCACCCGCTGGTAGTCGGTGGGTGCGACGCCGACCGATGCCTGGAAGCGGAACCCGCCCTTGGCCAGATCGACCACTTGGCGAGCCGCATCCGTTGAAGGCGTGATGGTGCCTTGCACCAGCAACTTGCCGTTGGCGACCACCGCTTTGCCATGCCCAACAATGCCGGCTAGCGAAGCATTGTGATCGGCCAGGATGCTCACCTGCTCGGCCGAGGCGTCGATGCCGCCGAGTTCAATGGCAACCGGGCCCCAGCCGGGCACAACCATCAGTCCGCCGGTATAGGCGACGATGCTCACCGCCGGCGACTTGCCCGTTGCCTGAATCTCGACCTCTGCGGCCGAGAGCAAAAGTTCATCAATTGCAACGGTCATTTCACCACCTCCTGGGGCTCAAGCTTAGCGCCCTTGGGGTAAAACCAGACGTAGGCGTAATCATCAGGGTCTTCGGCGGGTTCGATCACCGTCGCCAGTCCCAACGGGTCAAAACTCAACCCGACGCTAACGCCGTAGCGCGCGGCGGCGACGCGATGTGCTTTGACACATTGGCCAAATCGCAGATTGCATACCCAGCAGAAGTGCGTCCACGAACCCCAGTACTCATGCTCATAGAGCCATTCGGCGGCTGCATCGATGTCCTCCTTCTCCCAGAACATGATGTGGATGGACGGAACGTAATCGACGTTGCCCTGGTCGTCGGTCACCAGCGAGTGTCCGCGGCGGGGATTGCAGATGCCCCGCTCGACTAGGTGCTGCAGCATCGGCTCGTCGCACTTGAGCCCGCGCAGCCGCAGCTCGCGGAACGCTCCTTCGGTGTGCTTCGGGTACTGGAGCGACGAACTCGAGTTGTAATGGTTCGGATTGGGAATGTCCGAACCGGGCAACAAACTGATCAGGTGATTGAAGTCTTCCCGCAGCCAGTAGTAGCGCTTCTTGCTTTCCTGCCGCGCGGGCAGTTCGTCAGTCAGCTTTGGCATTCTTGTGCTCCTTTCGTAGTGCTTCCAATTCTCGTTCCACGGTCCGCAAGCCGATGCTGAGTTCGTCAGCAATCTCGGCGTTGGAATAGCCCGCCATGCGCAGGCCGATGACCTTGCGCCGGCGCGGCGGCAATGACGCGAGATAGTCGTTGAGTCGAGCTATCTCGGCGGGGTCGCCCTGCGCCCGTTCGTGCCGCGAGGGGGTGTCCCAAGCACGAACGGCGTCTTCACTCCAGAGATTCCCTGATTGGTCGATGGATGGGCTGGTGAGTAGGTCGGATTGGGATTTCGGTTCGTGGCGTCGTTGGGATCGATAGTCGCGGAACAAGTTTGAGATGCGGGCGACCATGCGGTTCTTGGCCAGACCAAGGTCGCCTTCGTCTTGCCAGACCTGCCAGCCGGCAAGGAACAGGTCTTGCGCCGCGTCTTCCATGCGGTGCTCGTCCCAGTTCAGTTGGCGTCGCCTCTTCAGCTTCCGCACCAAGGCTTGGGCGAACTTGAAAAGGTCTTCAGGACTATCGCGTTCTTCAACCATTCGTCCTCCATCGAGGCCATCATCGGCCCCTATCCAACTAATCCACGCGAGGGCGTCGGAACCCGCCAAGGATTTTCCGCTCGCGGGCACCGTGCCCGTCTAACCCCTTATTTCCTGCGGCAGGGCGAGTTCGTAAAAGCACGGCCGGAAAATTTTCTCCCACGCCCTTGACAGATGATTGTGCGGAGATACCTGATCGGCTAAAATTCGTCCAACTATTGAGGGATCGATTCTTCTTACCGAGGTTGGAACATGAAGCCTACTCGGGGTTTAGCCTGTCCAGTGATGGTCCCTTCCAGGATCGATTGGGAGCGGGATTATTCAGAATTGACCACAGCCGATCTGGCGGCGATGTCGGATGAGCAATTGGCGGCGGTCGATCCGCTGGCGATAAACCTCATCGTGGCCAAAGGCCTCCCGTCGCTGGCCGACCTCGACATCCGGCCCTACCAGGACATCGTGGACGGATGGGTGCTGGATTTGAACCGCCGCTGCCTGCCGCAATGGGAGCCGCACTTCCATCAATCGCCCCAAGACTGGGAGAACGACATTCGGTACTTCCGCTTGGGCATGGTCTGCCAGTACCTCGATCTGGAAGTCGGCATTCAGTACAACCAGCACCAGCGCGACGTATCCCGGATCCTCTACACCAATCCGTCGGACGTTTTTCTGAACGGCGTGCTCGATACCCGCGAGGGCACCTGTGGCAACCTAGCCGCTCTGCACGTAGCGATGGGCTGGCGGATGGGTTGGCCCGTCTCGCTCGCCTGCGTCGTATCGCATTACATTCTGCGTTTCGACGATGGCGAGGTAATCTACAACATTGAGGCGACGCAGGCTGGTCATGGCGGGTTCAAGTCCGACCCCGACGATTACCTCATCAGAGAGAAGAAACTGCCGGCAATTGCAATCACGAGCGGTTCCGATCTACGCGCCGTGCGGCCGCGTGAAATGCTGGGCATCTTCATCAGCCTTCGGGCGCGGCACCTTCAAGACGTAGGCAAGCAGCAGAACCGCGAGGAACTGATGCTGGCGTCCGAGGCCGACTGGCTGTTGGCCCGGCACCTTTTCCCGCGCAATCGGGCCATTTACAAACACCAGATGGTCATCTCGGCCATGCGCGGCGATCATCTATTCAACGAAGACGAAGGCGGTCATCCCAATACGTTTAGTTTGTTGCTCGACGAGATCGCGAGCCGTCGCGGCCGCAATCAGATCGTCGCGCAGCAAGAACTCACTCTGCCAAACTCCAAGGCCATCGACGAACTCTTCTCGGCTATCGAGGTACGCATATGACAACCACCCTGACCGCTCCCGTCCGCAATCGCTCCACCAATCGTCTGAGTCGTTTCGCTCCGATGCTTGACCAGCTGGCCGATCCACTTGGATATGAGGCCGGCGACGCGAATCTGCGCCGGTACGTCGGAAATTCGCCGACGGACTTAACCGATCCAACTGGACTTAGCCCATGGAAGGGTATCGCTGGAATTCTAGGGAAAAAATGGACTGCGGAAACTTGCGAGCGAGCCGGAAAAACGCTCGCAACTGAACTGTTGCAGAAATTAGCCCAACAACGCCCAGATTCGCAAAAGGCTCAAGAAATACTGCGAGCTCTAAAGAACATGGGTTGGGTTGAAGAAGCGTTAGGAAAGGGATCAAAAGCAGGTAAGTCACTTGAAGAGGGTGGGGGAATTGTTCTGCGCGAGATGGAGAATGGGAAACCGACCGGACGGTTTCTGGAATGGTATCCCGGGGAAGGGCCCCACCACAAAGATCCTCACTGGAAATTTAGTAGTGGAGAGTCTGGAACATTGCGAACCACCATCACAGGAACAGTCGCGGCAATTGCAATTGCAGTCGTTCCTGGTGCAGCCCAGGCGAGCGAAGGTGATTGGAATGGCGCTGGTAGGGATGTGTTTGTCGAGGTGACGCCACTGGCTTGGTCAAAAATGATGTGGGAAACGCTGGGTTCTTTTTTTGATTTCTGTGAAAGCGATCTGTACGGCGAGGATTACCACCGTGAGATGGAGGAATACCGAAAGGAGTACTGGAAAAATAAGAAGTAAATTGCGACCAAGTACTTTCGAGATGCATTTGGTAGGCCTAAACAACAATGAGTAACGCCGCTAGCAAGCTAAATTTGATCCAGTTGCGTAAAAGTCTGCAACAAGCGGCCCTGCCAGCAGACCGTCAAATCGCGCGCCTACAAGGCTTTGACGTAGCATTTGAAGTTGCCGATGACTTTGACAACTGGTGCCGCTGGGCGTTGAATAGTGCAGACACACAATTGACGGATGAGCAGCGGTCCCTACTTATCGAGTTGAACAATCGTCTCAATCAAATGAGCGGCGAACACAACTCCGATCTCTGGACCGATGACGCACTTCGGTCGCGAAACGAATGGGATGAAGTGCGGCGTGAGGCTCGATGTATTCTCGATTCCTTTAGCTGGCCGATTGAAGATGCGGAGAAATCGGAAATAGAAGTGGTTCGAGTTAATCCTAGCTCGAACACCTAAACTTCAGTTTCTGTTTGAGTGGGAAACCCCAGTATTGGTTATTCTCCCCCGCTCCCACGCGAACGCGACCCGCTCCACACGGCTACCCATCCTGTCGAGCACCACGAGCGACGGGCGAACGGTGTGGCCGTCGGCGCGCTTGTACTTCATGCCGCGGATGCGGCCTGTAATTCCCGCGACTTTGATGATCGCACCGCTGCCCACACTGCCGGGCATCGTCGGCAGTACGATCTCACGAGCGGTCCAGCCGATGTGCGTCCGTTCGCCTTTGTAGAGCTGGCCGTTGCATCGATTGGCGATCCCGTCGAGGCACTGGATTGGATAGACGACCTCGGGGAAGTCTTCGAGCAGCAGGTCGTTGCCGTCGAGCTCCATCTTGATCGAGTCGAGCATATCCATCGCATGGCCTTCGTCCGATCCGATCAGGCAGACGAAGTCGCGGTGCCCGTACAACACCGCCCAGATACAGGCGCACTCACAGATGGTGGTCTTGCCCGAGCCTCGCGGCATCGCCATTGCGAACAAACCGCCGCGTAACACCGCCTGCTCGATCTTGCCAATGACCTTCAGATGGTCCGGCGACCACGGCAAGTGAAACGTGAGCGGGAAATACGACTCGCAGAAGAAGCGGAAATCAGAAGCAGCCTGCTTCTTGCGTTCGATATTGACGACGGCCGGCAGGTCGCCGATGTCACGGCCTGCGATGGCGAGCGCGACGTTCCTCGCCCGAGCTCGATCCTTCAGCTTCTCGTAGGGATCGCCGTCGGGTTCGGGTTTTGGTGCGTGCCGCAGCTCGACGAGCCACGCAGCGTAACGCAGTAAATCGACAAACCGGGCGTCGCCAATGCGGAGGCCGGCTCGCGTGCGATGGCGATGCAGCTGGCGCTCGTTGATGACTTCGCCGAGCGGCGTCGAGTTGAGCAGCCGGCAGAGTTCGCTCGGTCGTAGCTTTCGCGGATCAGTCGCCACGCCCCATCTCCTTCACCAGCCACGCGGCGTAGTGGACCAGGTTGATCGTTCCGTCTGCGTTCGTTGGTGCGCCGGCCGCTACGTCATCACGCAGCATCGATTCGGCAATCGATGGAGCCCCTACCCGAGCCAACAGACGGGCTGCGGCGGGCAACGCCAGAGCGCTTGGGTTCAAGCCAGAACCGGGCGAATTCCCTTGGCTTTCCGCCATCATTTGGTCCCCGAAAAAAAGCTGCGAAATCGAGCCGGAATCCGCTGGATGTTCTCTGGAAACAGAGGTAACTGTGTCAGCGTTGAATGACCTAAACCATTCCCGCCAAAGGAGAAACGACCGTGACCGACGCGAACGAAACGAACGACCTGGACCTGGGCGACGACTTCGAAATCACCAAGACCACCCGCCGGGCTTCGGGCGGGGGCACCTGGGTTTGCGGACGCCTGAACGGGCACCGCTTCGACGCCCTGGTTTTCCCCGAGCATGCCGAGAACCCCGAATGGGAATTGGGCGACAGCCGCATCTCGAAGCTTTGGATTCAGCGCTTGGCGGACAAAGCGACGGTCTTCAGCTGGGACCGGGGGATGGACATTCCCGCCGCCGACAAGATCGCGGGCGCGGTAGCCGACTTCCTCGCGGGCGGACTCGCCGACCACATCTACGCCGACTAAGCCGAAACGCTGGTCGGCCCCGGGCCGGCGAGCGTCGCGGCGGGTGGTTCCCGCCGCCTGATGATGGCAGCCTTTCCATCCGCATTTCCAAGGAGAACGATCATGTCCAAGACCAAGACCACCAAGAAGGCCGCAGCCGCCAAGGCGACCAAGAGCGCGAAGGCCCCGAAGGCAGCGCCAGCGAAGAAGGCCGAGGCGTCGAAGCCCGTCGCCAAGAAGGCGAAGGCGTCCGCGACGAACGGCGAGGCCAAGACCAAACGGGTCAGCGCCATCGACGCCGCCGCCCAACTGCTCGCCACGTCTAAGGAGCCGATGGGCTGCAAAGAGTTGATCGAAGCGATGGCGGCGAAGGGCCTCTGGTCGAGCCCCGGCGGCAAGACGCCGCACGCCACGCTGTACAGCGCGATCCTGCGGGAGATCAATGTGAAGGGGAAGGACGCCCGCTTCACGAAGACCGACCGAGGGCGTTTCGCCGCCAACGCCTAACGCTCGCGACGGGTTCCGCCCAAACGCCCCACGCTCGCCACGTCGGGGCGTTTTCTCGTTGGTGGGCGATAATGTTAAACTGCATCGGCGAGCCAAATCATAAAGTTGATGTGGGTATGCAAACGCGTAATCGGATCGGGAGGAGCAATGCGTTCGATGACGGAACTTGAAAAACTGTTTGCCGGACTTGATATCGATTATCGGAACATCGAGTTCTACAATTCCTCGGCCTTTCAATCGGCTGAAGGCCGCGATCCGAATTTTCTTGCGACCTATGGAGAGTATGTCCAGGCGAGAACTTTTGACGCTGAATACCTCGCACGCAGCAAAGCCATTGTGCCGAAAGTGGCGGCATTTCTGCGCCGCGAACTTGTCAGGGACGGTCGCCTGGGGGCATGCATTGATGCGTCCCACGCGATGATGAAAATCTTGGAGAAGTTGGGGATCTGGTGTTATTTCACGGGGGGATCGCTGACTATTGAGTTCGCTCCCGAGACGAAACTTACTACTCGCTATTGGGCACACTTCTTTGAGCCGCCACCAAATGCCGGAACTCCCGTGGGCCACGCTTGGCTTTCCGCTCCACCATTCAAAGTGGTTGACATCACAATTGGCCGGCAACCGAATACGGAGCAGATCGCCTCTCACCTTCCCGACTTGGTAGTCGCAGAGCAGGTGGGAGAAGTCGAGGGTGTATCGCTCGAAGACATGCTCGACAACTCGCTCAAAGAGAAAATGATGCGACAAGGTTACCGAGAGCCAACAATTCATGAATTGATGAGGCAACGCCCTGAGGTGGCGCAAATGCTTCGCACGTTTCGCCCGTTTTGTGTGCGACATGAAAAGGCGACACTTAAGTACTTCTCGTGCTGTGCTGGCGCATTGGCGGAAAAATTCGAAGTCGCTCGCACTCAGTGCTTTTCGAGCCGCACCTATCAGCAGCTGTTCGATGATCTGATGGGTGAGATCGGGCCTGAGTTTCCGTTGCATCGTTAGTTGACCCGTAGAGTGGTTCATTTGCGTTCCGCCTTCCGCCCCGTGAATTTCTCCCAGCGCTGGACGATCACGTCGCAATAGGGTGGATCAAGCTCCATGAGGAACGCCTTGCGGCTCGTCTGCTCGCAGGCGATAAGCGTCGAACCACTCCCGCCGAACAAGTCCAGAACGTTCTCGCCGATGCGCGATGAATACTGCATCGCTCGCACCGCCAGCTCGACGGGCTTCTCCGTGAGGTGGACCATCGACTGCGGATTGACCTTCTTCACATGCCAAAGGTCGGTCGCGTTGTTCGGGCCGTAGAACTGATGCCCAGCGCCGAGCCGCCAACCGTAGAAGCAGATCTCGAACGCGCCCATGAAATCCTTGCGCGTGAGCACAGGATGCTGCTTGTCCCACACGATGCCTTGGCTGAAGTACAGATCGTGCTTCTTCAGGAACGGTGGATAGTTCCCGAGGTTGGCGTACCCACCCCAGATATAGAAACCACGTCCGGCCTCCAGCACGCGGGCCATGTTGCCGAACCAGGCATCGAGCAGTTCGTCGAATGCTTCATCGGTCACGAAGTCGTTTGCAAGCGGTCGATCCTTGGCTCGCATCTTCTTGTGGGTCGCCTTCGCTTTCTCCGGGTGGCGTTCCAGATCGAACTTCTGATGATGCTTGTTCGGGTTCGCAAAGCTGCTGTTGCCGGCGGCGATGGCATTGTTGCTGCGCGGCTCGACCTTCACGTTGTAGGGAGGGTCCGTGTTCACGAGTTGGATCGTCGCGCCGTCGAGCAACCGATCCACATCCGCTGGCTTCGACGAGTCGCCGCATAGCAATCGGTGATCGCCGAGAATCCAGAGGTCGCCCGGTTGCGTGATTGCTTCGTCTGGCGGGGCTGGCACATCGTCGGGATCGGTGAGGCCTTCCTGCAAATCGCCGCCGAGCAGCTTGGCGAGCTCGTCCTGGTCGAATCCCAACAGGCCGAGGTCGTAATTGGCCGCTTGCAATTCACCAAGCTCGATCGGCAAGAGATCGTAATTCCAGTCCGCGAGCGATGCGGTCTGATTGTCCGCGATCCGATACGCCTTGATCTGCTCGGACGTGAGGTCCTTGGCGACATGAACGGGAACCTTTTCCAGGCCCAGCTTCTGCGCCGCCTTGAAGCGGGTATGCCCGCAGATGATTACCCCCTCCGCATCGACGACGATGGGTTGACGGAACCCGAACTCGCGCAGCGACGCCGCCACGGCATCGACCGCGTCGTCATTCACCCGCGGGTTGTTGGGATAGGGTTTGACCCGCGATACGGGCCAGAGATCGATCTTCATTGAGCGCACCTTTAGCACGGAGAAACGTGCTGGTGGCTCCGAGTAGCGGAGTGCGACCCCGGCAATCCAGGGCGGCGGACAGTGGGACCAGAAACCGACTGTCTCTAGATTAGTTATTGTGCAATCTGCTCGGTTTCCGATTCACCTTGTTGGCCTGTCGCGCTGTTCGCATCGATCAAGACAAATGTTGGAGCACCATATCCTGCAACATTGCGAACGGTCGTCGTCTGTAACGTAGCTATGCACGGTTTGTTCGTAAGTTGGTCAATTCGATCCAGATCATCCTCTGTAAGCGCATCCGCTACTGTTCCGGTGATTACTGTACCGTCATCTAGCCGCAGGTCGAAGTATCCCGATTCGCGGGTTACACCACGGAAGACGCCCGTGTAAGTGACTGTACTTTGTTCGATGTCTCGTTCGAGCCGTTCTGCCGTTCGAGTAACCTGATCCGATGTTAGGGTCTTTGATGGAGCATCATGGAACGCTAGACGAAGTTCAGCTTGATTCTCGGACAATATTCTCAAGAATTGCTTGAGTGGCTGCAGCACACGCGAGGGAATGGATCGGACGATTTCATCAAGAGTGTCTTCATTTGCAGCGGAAATCCGAACAACCACGTCCGCCACATTGTGCAGTGTTTGTGCATGGACTCTGGAGACACCTGAGTCTTCAGTGGCAAGCGGTGAGAACTCTAGGCCGAACGAACCCCTCGGCGTTCCAGTAAAGAGAAGAGATGGCTTGGGAGCTCCTCGAGGTCGTCGTTGCCGTCCCGCTCGTCGTGCCTCCTCCCGCTCATCGTGCAACGCTTGTTCGACGAACATCTTTTCGTACTGAATCAGTGCTTCACCGGCTAAACTGGGGCGTATCCCGTGCGAGTCCTGGACACCAGCACCTCTGAGGAAAATAGCAGCACGGGGAGACACCACCGCATCGAGCGGCAGTAGAGATCCCGATTCGTGTTGCATCGCCTGCATCTGCGCCTCGACTTCGTCGAGGCGTTCCTGAAGTTGAGGCGCAATTATTGGGTCGTCGCCAGCATCCTGAAGCATGCTTCGAAGCTGAATCGCTTGGACCTGCAAGAACGTCCAATCACTCATGGGGCACCTCCCATAGCTCGACGGGCATCTGCGTCATCAGCTATGTCGAGCCTTACGAGGAGCATGCCTTTCCAAATTCTGTCCCTTCGGTGCGAAAACAACCCGCACCAGTAACGCGTCTGATCCACCACTCGGTCAGGTCTAGAACCGAGCGGAAGGTAGAAATGGTCGATCGAGTATTTTGCCTTTATGTCAGATCTCTTAAACAGTTCAGGGGTAGGCGCTAAAACACTGCTAAGTGCAATTGGGTCCGCGGGATTGGTTACAAACGAGACCACATCTACATCCTTCGGCTCCCGCCGCTCTTGGGCCTCGATATCCTCAACAAAGCTTCCGCTAAGCCATTGAAAGCCCTCGACGCCGAGACTGAGGATTCTTTCGCGAAAGTCCAGTAAGCCTGTCAGAATCTCCTTGCGCCGTAGTGAGGTTGGAAACCGCGTGCAAACCTCAACCATTGAACATGGATATGGAGAAAGGTCATTGGGATTCCTCGGATCACCGATGTGTGGTGGTAAAACGTTCAAGATTGAGTCGAAGGGTGGAATCGGCATGAACTCAATCTCGGCAGGCCACTTTCGGCTAAAGGACAAAGCGCGCACACAACTTCTATTTTAAACGATTCGGGGGGGCTGGAACAGGCATTTTGCAGTCGGCTTGGATGTCCTCAAAACGAGCGCCGCACGGCGCAAGGATCGCAATGCGGGCCTTTCTGCCTTTCCGTCCAACGAATCGCACCACTATTTTCACGCCTTGAGCAGACACGGTCCTCGCTTCTCCCTCTGCGAACCAGTCAATCGAGGTCGAGATCGAGTCACTCCGTTCGACATGAACTCTGCTATCTGTCGGGTGGGCCATTGAACTACCTTGATGGTTCGGACATCGAAAACAAACTGTGTCTAGGATGGTGGCTGTTCCCGCGTGCCTCACCTGAGGATTCCCGCCGGGAAGGAACCATTGGCCGGCTGGCAGGTGGTCTTTCGGCGTGCCACTTTGGCAGACGCGACGTGTGGCCCACGGGCGGGACCGGCGGCGGGTTGGGGCGTTGATCGCCAATGGCCCGATGGACGCAACAGACGCGAACGTGGGCGACGTGTTGGCAACCGTTGGGGACGCTACTGCCGCAGACTGTCGCGACAGTTCCTATTGCGCCCGAGGTTTCTCCCGCGTGCGCGCCCGTACATCCGCGCTTGGCAATGGTTACTGTCGCGACAGTGCGCGACAGTAGACCCGTCGAACGGGTTTCCCTGCTTGCCATGCTTCGCTGCTTTGTCATCACCAGCCCCCTTTCAGCGCGATGCCTTCGTAGAACGGTTGCTGTGCTGTTCCACGACGGCGCGTGATGCCGGCGATGGCGGCGGCGAGATCGCGGCCGAAGGTTTGCTTGGTCGTAACCGCTTGCCTGCCTTCGTCTTCGCACCAACGCTTCCAGGCGTCGTACAGCGAATCGACGCTCACGCGGTGCCCAGCGCCGACGATACAGGCGTCGCGCACGAATGCGGAAACGGGGGAAGAGAGATCTTCAATCTCCTGCACCACGTCGCGGACGCTGGTCGGCATCACGAAGTGACTTCGCTCCCGCAGGCGTCGCCAACCTTCAATCGCCCAATTCAGGATGCCGGGGAGCTCGTTGAGCAGCCGTTCGGTTAGCCCGATGTCCTCCTTGCCGTAGAAGCTCTCGGTGAGGCGCAGGATCACGAACCGCCCGGCCAATGCCCCGCTGGCGTCGTGGAGCCGCGGAAACTCGTTCGTAAGAAACATGAAGCGGGTGGGAAGCTTCATGGTCACGCTGGTCGTGTGCTTCCGGTCAACCGTGAGCGTGTCTTCGCCGCTGATGCAGAGTAGGCGTTCGACGACCGTGGCAATGTTCTCACCGTGAAAGCGGGCGTCGCTGACGATGGCCAGCGTCTTGCCGATCAGCGGCTGAAGGCCGAATGGACCGGCCAGGCTCGATGTCGTCGGCCCGCTCACGTTGCCGTTGCCGATGAGGCGGGTCAGCACGCGAGCAATGGTGCCCTTGCCGCTGCGTTTGGGCCCGACCATCAGCATCATCTTCTGTTGCGACGTATCGCCGGTCAGGCAGTAGCCGAACCACTCTTGAAGTAGATCGAGCGACTCCGTATCGCCGTCGAAGAGCTGGTGAAGAAACTGGTGCCACGACGTTGGAGGCGGCGCTGCCGGATCGGGATCAAATTCGAGAGCGTTCACCGTGAAGAACTGCGGCGTCGCCGGGAAGTGCTTCATCGTGGGCAAGTGCAAGAGCGTCGAACGGCACGGCAAGATGTCGTTTGGCAACAGCGCGTGCGGCGCGTTACCCAGCCAGGATGGTGAACTCACCGTGGCAGGCAGATGCGTATATGCCCGGATCGATTCGAGCGCCGAATTGATCGTGCCGGCGTTCGACTCGTAATCGACGAGCTCAAGCTCCTCGGTGCGGCGGTTGAAGATGTAGCGGAGCGATTCGTGCAACCAGACCTGCAAACGCTTCTTAACCGCGTTGTCCTCGACCTCGCTGTAGCGGTTGTCGCGCCATTCCATGAGCAGACCGGCATAGCACTGAATCGCTCGCCCTTGGGGATGCAGGTGAAAGTCGCGGACATACGCATCCGCCGTCGGCAGCGTCTTCTTGGGCGAGATCACGAGGCGTCCGGTGACCGGATCGCGTCCACCGAGAGCAATACAGCCTTCGGCGTCTACCTCCAGCGCTTGCCCGCGCCGGCACTGGCCTTCGGCATCGCGAACGCGACGAATGATCTCGTCGTCGCCCCACGCTTTCGGAAAGGGCTTCTGGCGAGTGTATTCACAGATCGTCGCCAGAGCCGCAGCGTCGTCCAGGTCGTACTCGACCGCTCGGCAGGCGGCAACGAACAGACGATGCGACCCGTCGCGCTGGTCGGTGATTCGGATGCGGAGCATCGCCGCCAAACATCGAGTGGAACGGTCGGCCGGATCGACGTTGGTCGTAGCGGCCTGCGTTGCCTGCGGCTGGGCCTTGGTCCGCTTCTTCTTCTCTGGCGCAGGCTGCTTTTCGCCGAGCTCGACCTTCACGGCGTCCGCCAGGCGCTGCACGCATTCCAACAGATGGCCAGGTTCCACCGTGGCCGGCTGATGATCAGTTTGATCCCAGCAGATCGATTCGCCCGACTCGTGGGTGCTGGGCGGAAAGACGGTTTGCATCCCAGTTGAGCGGAACTCGACGAGCATGCCGGCCGACTTGCTGCGGAACTTCTTCGTGGCAGCAGGCGCGGAGACCCGATATATCCAGTGCGAGCGGGGCTTGCCGGGGCGACCGAAGATCGCTGGCGTGGCTGGCAAGAACTGCGGAGCCAATTCCACGGCCCGCATGTGATCGAGGTCCACGTCGATCAGCCACCCCGATGGCTCGCCGAGCAGCACGCCAATGTTCTGCGGATGGCCGTTGAAATGCTGGTCGAGCGCTTCGACCGTCAGCCGCATCTGCTCCCAGCCCTTGAAGCCGGGATTCTTGCTTTGATGCGGGATCGGGATCACAGACCAACCGTTCCGCGCATAGACCTCCGCTGCCGAACGAGTCGTCGTGCTTCCTGGGTCGATATGCTCCGAATCGGATTGACTCGCGTCTTCCATGCGACACTGCTCCGCATAGCAGCAACCGATGAGGCCGGCGTCGTCGCGGGCCGTAACAACCACCTCGGTCGCGTGTCCTGTCAATCGAATCCTAGGGAGAAGTTGCAGCGGTGGAACACGGACAAGGAAACTCATATGCGCCGCATATGCGCGGGACATGCGCGGGAGATGCGCGAGAGATTAGGGACATGCGCCGCATATGAGTTTCGCCGCGCATGCGTTTGACCGGAGACGATGTCCGTAATCGACGCGGAAAATGCCCACAGGAAAACGCGGTCGGGAACGCCCACAGTTCCCGGCCCACTGGATGGGAGAAAGTTTCCGTGCCGACATCGCGTAACTTGGCTGGATTTCCGGGCACGACTCGGCATCATGGACCCGAGCCCGGCTCGGTTGCCGCGAGGCCGCTGTCAACGCAGTGGCTCTCGGACGAACGGATCGCCGAGGCCCGCCGCGTCTGGTCCAAGGCTTATGGCCGCGTGATCAGCGACGACGAGGCCATCGAGATACTGACGAACGTCCGCAGGCTCGCTGAAATCCTGTTGCGTGCCGAAGAGGAGAAACGAAGAACATGAACGTCGTCGTGTGGGCGCGGGTATCATCCCGCGAGCAGAAAGAAGGATATTCGTTAGATGCCCAGCTTCGCGTGAACCGCGAACGGGCGCAGGCCAACGGGTGGAACGTCGTCCGCGAGTTTGTCGTGGCCGAGTCGGCCAAGCGAGGGGCAGAGCGGATCGCGTTCAACCAGATGTTCGCCTGGGTGAAGGCGAATGCGAAGAAGGAAAAGATCAAGGCGATCCTGAGCCACAAGCTCGACCGCGTCTGCCGCAACATGCGAGACGCCGTCCGCCTTCAGGAACTCGAAGACGGTTGCGGCGTCCAATTGGCGTTCGTCGATAACCAGTTCGGCCCCGGTGCCGCTGGAGCATTGTCGTTCAACGTGATGGCGGCGGTCGCCCAGTACTACAGCGACAACCTGCGGTCGGAAGTGCTGAAGGGGATGGACGAGAAGGTGCGGCAGGGATGGCCGACGGGCCTCGCCCCCTACGGCTACATCAACGTCGAAGACAACGAGGAGCCGGTCAAGCCACACCCCGAGAAGTCGCGAACGCTGGTCCGCATTTTCAATCTCTACGCCACGGGCGGATATACCTTCAAGACGCTCGCCGACGTGCTGGAGCGCGAGGGCCACGTCTTCCGCAACAGCCAGCACCGGTTCCACCGGACGGCGCTCTCGTACATCCTTGGTAACCGCTTCTATATCGGCGAATTGCATCGGAACGGGCAGGTCTTCGAGGGTCGCTACCAGCGCCTGATCGATCGGCCCACCTTCGATGCCTGCCAAGACGTTCTGCACGGTCGCAACCGCCGGACGGGAACGCCGGACCATCCGTTGGCGGGCGGCTTGCTTCGGTGCGCCTACTGCGGTCAGTCGATCACGGGGGAACGCATCCGCCGCAAGCTCAAAGGGGGCGGCGTCCGCGAACACATTTATTACCGCTGCGCCAACAACCACCCTGGCCCCGACCACCCGACCGTCCGTTGGAAGTCGGAAGACCTCGAGCAGGCTATCGAGGCCGATTTGGCGAAGATGCGGTTCGAACCCGAAGTGGCAGCGTGGTTCCGCAGCCACCTGAGCGACGCCATCACCGACCTAACCTCGCACCGACGGCGACAGGCCACGGCGCTGGCCAAGCGGAAGAGCGAACTGGCGACCATGCAGGACCGCCTCCTGAACGCCTACCTCGCGGGCACGGTCGAAGAGATCGTCTACAAGGCCAAGTCGAACGAGCTCAAGTCCG